GGGACCCCCAAGGTGACGTCCATTAATGGGACCCCCAAGGTGACGTCCATTAATGGGATTTCAATGGTACGAAACCCCGGCGTCGTTGTGAAGTAGGCCAGTCCGAATTTACTGGTATTTATCGTAATGGATTGCGCTTGGAACCCAAGAGACAAACCAAGTACCATTTCTACGAGTTGCGGGTTAATAGTAAGGGACCCGCCCCCGAAACCGAAACCTCCGCCTGCAGCAATACCAAAGGCCACCTCTTGGATGGCCTCCACAGTCGGCGTTAAACTGAGGCCGGCCCCAGTCGCGTACCCGAAGCCTTTAGTTTGGATAGAGATTTGGCCTTTTAGCGTGGCCTCGGCATGCCCGGCGGATACCGAGGGTGCTTTTGTGGTTATCACAAGGCTAGCCGGGCCTTGGGAAAGGGCCCCACCAATAGCGCTACCAAATTGAACTACGGTTATTACCTTGGCGACGTTTCCAACCGAGCCCGTCCACCCTCCGCTAACAACTTGCCCAGCCAACCCGGTAACCAGAACCGACGCTGGACCGAAATCCAGCCCTTGTCCGATTCCGATAGTCGATGGCTGCATGGACAACGATATACTAGCGACCCCGATGGACGGCGTTGCCGGGGTACCAGAAGTAAACGAGTACCAAGCCGAGAACGCAGAAGGCGTAGTTCCGTCAGTCTCTAATACCCTGAACTCATAATCTGTGCTTTCTGTTAGGCCAGACAGGTCGTAGAACGGGTCGGTGATACCCGTTACAGTAGTCGTCGCCCCCGGGCCTGCCACTAGCCGCCATTCAAGCGTATACGACACTAGCCTTGCTCCCACGTGAAGCGCATAAGCGGCTTAAACATTTAACTCTTCCTGTTCAACCGCCTTGACCTTCCATTGCCTAATGACTTCCTGCGGATCAATGTCAATGGCAACCGTCAGCGCACTATAATCAAGTTCTCCGCTATGCCAGATGACCAGCTTATCGAACGCGCTCTGTGCCATTGCCCTGTCAGCACTTATAGCGTGATCCGGTAGCACGTCAGGCAGGCCATTCTCAAGCGCAAGAAATCCCTCAGTAACCACGGTTGAGCATATGGCAAACAGGTTGTCGGTTGAGTCTGCATAGCGTGCCGTTAGGAACGTCTGGTCGTCTGCCGAAGACTCACCTTTTATGAGCGCCAGTTGGTTGGCGCTGGCTATCATGTGTTCGGGGCAGGCTATGGTAACTCGATGGGTGTATTGCGTGCTCATAGGGTTACCCCTGCCTTATCTGCTAAATAGTTGTTTAAGTCAGGTAATTTATCAGGGATGTAAGATTCAGAAATAACAACACCGTATAAATCACCCTCCCAAAATACTGAGGGGTTGCTTGGCGTTCTACAGCCTATTGTTAATGTATCAATACCGTCAATGACATTTTGAACGCCTAGGCTATTTATTTCCCCAGACACCCCGCCGGAAGCGGCTAACAAAGACACATCGTATGTTGATGACATAATATCTTTAAGACCAACAGATTGAGAAACGTTTGTATCAGTACCAAATCTAAAGAATCCATTGTTATTGGTAGTTTGCATTACATAGGCGTATTGAATTCCAGGAGCTGAAACGCTATCACCGGAGGAATGCAGCAAATAGCCCGGACCCCCAGTGTTTCTATACCCAGCACCAGATATTTGCTTTGCTGTTCCTGTCGTCAGCCACGAAAATCCATCTGCCTGCATCCAATCATCAACACCGTCAAAAGAAAGCCAATGCAACACACCGTCTGTACGGTAGACCGGTCTTGATGCACTGACTGATTGACTGGCGTGATTGCCATTGCCAGATTTATCCAGCATCAAACCAACCGGATCACCGTCTGCTGTGACCGGAGTAGTACCCGCTGAATCTTGGAAGAGTGTTGATAAATCACTAGGGTCGTACCAAGCGCCGCTTTCTCCATTTGTGAATAATGAAGTGGGGGTGAAGGTACCAGACTCCCAAATAAAACGTACTGAGGTCGCCAGGATGTTGGTAACGCCGAGGTTTATGGGGGTGGTTGCGCTCACTGTTACTTGACCTCTGTCGTACAGCTTAGCTCTGCTTTAGCAGCGTTCTGGCCGGGTACGTAGTGCACGGGTTACTCCTCGTCCATTTCCACGGTAAGTAAAATCTTTAATTTTTTGGCGACGGCAATGCCGTTAACAAAATTATCAACGTCGGCCGGGCTGCGTGGGTCGGACCCGAACCCAACCATACGTTCTTCAATAATGGTCGCCATCTCCTTCAATAAGACATTAAAGTCCCGGCGAGTAGGGATGGGTTTTTTGGGTGGCGCTTTAGGTGGCATCCGAGTTCCCTTGTAAAGAGGTTTTACAAAGTATAAAGGAAGCGTATTAGGTACGCACCTATCCCTCGAAGTCCTCGGGTGGTTCGCAATTTGCACAGCCAGGATGGTCCGGGTCGTTACAGTCGGGGTGGCGGGCGAGGCTTCGCCGATAAAGGCGCTCCGCCCGGTCTTCGGCTTTTAGATCGGCGGCAATGGCTGACTTGCTGTGCAGCCCCTCGCCCGTCATTGCTGAAGTATGGCGGGAGTAATAATTGCCCTGCTCAATAATGTCGCGTTCTGAATATCGCTTGCTCATGTCCCTTGCTCCTGTTTTAAGCCTGTAATCTCGTCTTCAATAAACTTGACCAGTGCTTGCGCTCGGGCTCTTTCGATGACGACAGTATCGGTTGCCTGACTGGGCTCGTGGTGGTTTGCCGTGATGTACAGATCGCCGTATTCACTGATGGAGGCGTAGGCCCCATCCCCTAGATGAATTGCTTTCGTACTCATAAGTCTTGCTCCTGTTTTATATCTCCGCCTCTAAGGCAAGCAGCAGCCCGCAGTCGTACAGCGCCTCGACATCCACCTTCGTAGTCTCGCTGTGGGGGTATGGGCAGACATTCCTCGCGTAAGCCATAGTCTCTTCTTTAACCCGCTCTGCCGGGGAGCGGGTGGGACGACACTGCGTAGCATTACGGATTAGGGCGTGAAACTCGGTTTGACAAACGGCAACGCTTTCTCCGTGCTGTTCGCCGTGTGCGATTATCGTGGCTGGAATAAAAAGGCCGTTGTGTAAAACCTTGCACTCGCATCCAACAAACGGCAGGCCATTGACCCACTCCTGCGGGGCCGGTTCTTTCGGTGCGCGGATTGGGCGGAGCCAGCCTTTGCAAACACCGTTAAACCTTTTCTTGCCCTTGGCGTCCACCCACGAAAATACCGCAACCGGCGTCGTACCTTCAGAGCAGGTGTCGTGAGCAATAATTTTAACAACCCTACACCCGATCTCCTCGAATATTTTATTCTCCTTTCCCGAGCACTCGAACCCGCACTCGTAACCAACAGGCGGCAGTTGGTTAACCCACTTCGGTGCGGGTGGCTTGGCGTTAATAGCCCACCACGCCGGATCATTTAACTGCTCTGTTGTTGGTTGTTTCATACCGTAATCTCCAGGTCGTTATCCACAATACAAGTATACCCGTATTCCGTCGCTTCGGTAACGTGTTTGGTTCTCATAAGTCTTTTTCCTTCATGTCTGGGTACGAAACACGCATGCGCTCGAGAGCCTTTGTGGGATCCCACCCGGTAAGTTGCAGGGCTATAGTGCAGGCCAGCTTGCCCTCGCCGGTTCGTCGCATCAATTCTAGTACCACCTCTGGGCTACTCATTACCACCCCCTAGACCTTTAGTTGCATTAAATACTCTACGCATGGTTCCACCAGATCCTTATTCGATTAATGATGTGCCAGACAAATCCAAACAATACCAGAAAGACCCCCCAAAGAATGCCAGCGTTGCCCGTAGTGCTGGGCTCCACCTGCATCGCCATAATAGCGCCAAGGAACATCATAAGGACCGAGAGTAGGCTCTGAAGCTTAAAACTCTTAGCCGTGCGTTGGGTGGTTACGTACTGCTCGCTTTTCATGGTTACGGTCCTGTTTATGCGTTAAAGGGCGCCAACGGTGACAGCGTTGGCGGGTCTAGCGTTTTCTCGGCTTACCCGCTTTGGTTAGCGAATCCTGGTACTCCCGGATTATCTTGATCTGATTAGGGGACGGAACCAGACGAACACGAGTACCACTTCCGATGCACCATACCGTGTCACCGTCTCTGGTCCTGACATCGAAGACGGCGACGGGTCGCCCGTTTGGGCCTACCCAATCACTCGTAGTTTTGACCGAGGTGCAAAACCAAAATTGACGACCAGCGAGAGCATCAGAGTAGGAAAACAAGGTACCTTCTGGTACGTCCTCGATTTTAATCTCCAGCAAGGTGTTAGCGTATGCTCGGGCGGCCGCGCCTCGTTTGGTACGCTGCTTACCCGAGCCGCCGCATTTAAAGCAACGGTCGCCGTGCATCGCGTTGTAGGAAAAGCGCCCAGTACCCCCGCAGTGGGTACAGGTTTCGGTTTCATAGGTTAGTTTTTGCATCGTCGATCCCTTTAGTCTGAGTAGTAGCCGAAGCCGTAATCAAAGGACTCAAAATTGTCCGTATTGTGGTACTTCTTTTTTGTGGAGACCTTCCACGTATCCGCCGTGTTCAGCCTCTGGCTAACCCGGATGACGCAGTCACTCTGGGAGGGGGTGATAAAGCCTTGCTTCTGTACGTTATCCAGGAACTTGGAATCCCCCACGCTATGATATAGGGAGTGGGAGTAGAGCCGCTTCCTGACTAGCATGGCTTTTTTAAAGGCGCTAGGGCTCATTTTGGTCATTTACTTAACCCCCTTTGCGTTGTGTTGGCGTGCGAGCCGCTCGCCTTCATTGGCGGAAGTGATAAGGGAGCTTCCGTCCGAATAAGTGACCTTGGCGAATGACTTCAGCAAGCCGGGATGAATTACTATAAGGGTTATGGTCATCTGCTTAATCTCCGTTGGCGTTTCTTTATTCGATGATTAATTATCCCACAAACAACAAAAGCAGACAACACTTGTTTAGACTAATCGGCGTAGCCTTTAGTCTCTTGTTCTAGGAGCTGGATTTGCAATTCCGAGTGCAACCGGTGCTCGAAGTAAACCAGAAAGTCGTCCACCGTAATATCCGCCACGCAGAAAAACCTTTTTTGGCCCAGCTGCCGGTACATCTTGATTCGGACGCGCCACGACACCCGGCTGCGTCGGTAAATCAAAACTGGTGTTTGGTGGGTGGCCGCCTGTCGTTCGGTCTGTGCCCACCACCCAGACAGGTTAAACGATTCTTGAAACTTGACTTCCGGAGCTAGCCAGTCCAGACCAACCAGGTCAAAACCACCCTTATCCGATTGCAACGTGTTACGCTGAATTGCCGGAGCGTCTCCTAACATCGGATACGCCGAGTAGACTTTGTCCACAATAGGCTGTAACAGCTTGACTACTTCTCTTTCGCCTCGTTTGCCCTTGTTTAAGCTCGATTTGCCACCCATCGGAATATCCTCGGTTTGGTTAGTTTTTGGTTACGGCAAGCTACTTTTAGTTCTTAGTTCACTATATTTTAGTTAGGTTTTTTACGAATACCCCCAATTACCCTCTTTTCTTCCCAGACTTAATAATATTTTATTTATATATATCATATATATATATATAGTAGGGGTAATAAGGTAATAAGGAACGTATAAATAGCCATTATGGATGTTTATAGATATCATGTTTATTTCTCCTTCTCTATCGTCCTCTATATATACGCTTCCCCCATTCCCATTTCCCCAATCGCCCACAAGCGTTGGAACGAGGGCGATGTGGGCGTTTTGGCTGAGGGAAAACTCCCCTTTATTAAGGAATTTCACAACCCCCTGACCAAAATCATTACCAAAAACAGCGTGCCCAGAAAAAGGTCCTTCCCCCCAATTCTTTCCCCTAATCGCCCACCATCGTTGGAACGAAAGGGCGGTGGCGATTCCGGTAAGGGGAAAATTGTCTGGGTTAGGGGTATTTCCACCCACACTAGCCAAAATCACGGTCCAAAACCACCCAAACCGAATAACCAAAAACCGAATCACCAGCTGGGCCCAAAAGTATACAGCTCTGCCCGAACCCCGAACTTGTCACGACGAACGTGTGCCGGGACTAACGCCAGGATGTCGGCTTGGACCAAATCTTTTAGCGCGTCTTGAATGGCTCTGCTGGACCCTCGGCGATCTTCTTTAAACCCGGTAAGCAACCGCAACCGCCGACGCAAATAACCATAAGGCACCACGCCCGGCTCGTTAGCGACTAACTTCGGTACCTTATACGTATTCATCCGTTGATCGCTTGTCATGCTAATGTAGCTGTTAACCGCTCGCCGTATATCCCCTTCAAACAAATGCTCGCCGGTACCGACCTCGTTATTTTCAAACCGAGTCTCTATTGTGGCCACATCCTTATAGACAAAGTCCACCGCCCATTGCGCGATCTCTTCGGTTATGATTGGAGCAGAGAAGTTTATGCCGACGGCTACCACGGCCGAAAGGCGAAGCGCTTTCAGGTGGGCTCTGTTCCACAATTGCTTGTAAACTTCGGACCCGCTATTAATCTTGAGGTCGGCGTATTCGTTCATTCGTTTTAGCGTGGCGTAAGCGTTCTGGTCTATATTGACCGTTTGACAGGCGGCGTTCGCTTCCATCCGAATGCACTGCGCCGCCAGGTCCGCCGTTTTCTGGACCAGCGTCGGAGCCGGATCGCAAAAGGCGGAAATCTCGTTCATGGGTGGGCGCGGCCCTCTATACTCTAAAAACATAAACCGGGGTATCAAACCAGACTGGATGTGGGTTTCGTTTAGCGTAGCGAAAAAGGTTTCTGGTGTGGTCTCGCCAACAATGGTTAAAGAGGGGGCGTAAAGGACCGACGTGTTTTTCTCCCGGTCCGAATAGACGGAGCTGTTTTCCGTTTGGTTCCACCCGGACTTGGAATAGAGGTTCATTAAGGCGCGTTGCAAAGTTTTCTCGGCGGGGCCCGAACGTGGGTCGGCCATCGTTTGCAATCGCATACCAAACTCTCCTATCACCGAGAAAAAACACGATTGCGCGTTCAACGCCTTAACCAAAGCGGGGCCGGACGAGAATTCCGCCGGGCCCACGAATTGGTCCACCGCGGGGACCGTTTCTCGTACCTTCGAGACTAGCGCGTTGATGCCCGTCGCCATGCCTTCTTTACCGGTCCCAGTCGCCGCCAGCAAAATTAAATACAGGTTAAGGCCGGACCCCGGTATATTGTATTGGCGCCCGACTATCCCCGATACCATACCAAGCGCGCCCATTAAAGCGACCTCCGGAACCGGGCGAATAGCGCTGGTAAAAAAATACTGAGCCATCTCGCCGACCAGCCCGGGTGGAAATAACGTGGTGGAAGGCGGTGGTACCTCCCCTTCCTTTATGGGAGGGTTAGCCATGTGGCTCGGGTACTCTTCGTTCTTCGCTCGGGTATACGCCTCCTCACTACGGCGTCGCATTTCCGAAAAGTCGATGTCCAGCGGCGCGTCCTGTAAATTACGCGCCCGCGCTTGTTCGAGCGTTCGTAAGATGTAATCGGTACCATCGCCGCTTCTTCGCCCCTTTTCTTTACGATACAGTTTGGACAGCTTAAACATCCGAACGCACTGCTCTACGTCGTGCGAGTAAAAATCAAGAAAGGTAGTCAGGGCCAGGTCTGCTCGACTATGGTCGTTTTGGTATTCTTCGTAGTCCTCCCACTCCCCGTTAAATAGGGCCTCAAATTTTTGCCCGTTCTCGGCCCCTCTGGCTTTTATGAAAAGGTCTTGGTCGCTAACGTCCGACGCTTCGGAAACTAGCTCGTCTATTTTCGTGACCCGGGTGCGCTCGATAGCCGCCGCCAAGGCCGTGACCAATTCCTGTGCGTCGCTTATCTCGTCGCAAAAATAGGTCCAACCCGTCATTAGCATAAAGCGCTTGTCCGGGTATATTTCGATACCGTGGCGATCCGAACGCAACCCCCGGTCCAATTCGGCTTTAACCACAATATGGCTGCCTTTACCCGATAACGAGGTTTCCGTGTAGCTGGCCGCGTCTTGTACCAGCTGCGAATGCCAAGCGGTCATTTCCGGGACCTTGCCGGTATCGAGGTCGATAAAGACGTAAGGGTCTTCCTTGGTGAACACAAAACCGATATAGGGGGTGCCGCATTGACACGCCTGTTCAAAGGTACCCCAAGAGCCCGGGTCATCGACCGCGGCGGCGTGTCCGGTTTTGGGATTGATAGGGCGCTTGGTAAGATCCGTACCGACCCATTGGGGTAGTTCGCGCATCTCGTCCGGTATCGAATAACGGCTCATAAAATAAGATCCTTGCCGCTTAGCTGCTCGTACAGGTATTCCATACGATTGACCGATGGGTTCTTAAACTTGTTCGAGGTAAACGAGTTTAGCCAGTTAAGGGGAACGCCGGTATCCCTAAATATTTCGGGATTGGACCTCGGGTCTTCGCCTAATAACTGCTGCACTTTCGTCATTAATTTTCTAGGGGAATCAAACGGGTGGGAGTGAATCGTGCTTGGCATAGCGTAGCGTCCTTTATGCATCGAACCGCCATTATATAGGGGGAAAGGGAAATTAGCCATGGAGCCTTGATGGTATTATAAAAACATCTAATGGGCGGTTGGCCATCGTAGCGACGTCCATTATAATGGTGTCCTATTCGTAGAAAAAGGGGTCCCCGGTGATAAAAAGTATGTCGAAGGCGCATCAGGATTTGCTCGAAAGGTGGCGGGTAGCGGCCGTTAATTTAGTGGGAGCCAAGGTGGAGGAGTCTGACCTTAGAACGGAAGTTTTTACCACCCTTTTTAAAGACCCAGTAGAGGGGGTCAATCGGGTGGATATTGCGAATGGTTGGCGGTTAAAGGCCGACTATAAGTATTACCGAACGGTGGACGAGGCGGCGTTGCCAGCGATACTGGAGCGCCTCCCGGAAGGGGCCTCGGATCGCATTTTTAAATACAAGCCAGAACTTCGGGTACGGGATTATAAAGCCCTGCCCGACGAAGTACGGCACATTGTGGAAGAGGCCTTGGTTATAAAGCCCGGATCCCCGGCGCTGGCGATAGAGCCGCCGAAGGTTACCAAAACGGTAAAGGACGCACGATAATGAGCGAACGAAAGGACGGTCTCACCGAGGCTCAATCCAGTAGGATGCGCCAGGAACTCCAAGTGGTGCTATCTAATAACCGGCTAGAGATCATGGCGGCGGCCCTTTGGCGCTTGGCCACGATGAACGGGGGCGTCCTAGAATTACCGGGAGACGCTTTCGACCTTGCCGACATTGGTGGTTTGGCGATTGGTTTTGACCTAGCGTCTGGTTGCGTATCCTTTAAAGCCTTGGATAAGGCTACCAGCGCCGCCATGGCCGCCAAGCTAACCGGCGAAGAAAAATCTCATTGACGCAATATAGGGGGTGATCGGCCCCCGAATTTAACATACTCTAGATTTTCGATTAACCGAAACCAAAAAGAAAGGACGTATATAATGGACCATAAAATGCTAATCGCCTTGTTGCAGTCGGACACCTTCGTAACCTGCAAGGTACGTTTTAAGCACACGGACGGCCAGCTCTCGGCAAAAGAGTATTCGTATAAAGCACCTATTACCATGGGACTCGAGATTGGCGACGAAGCAGTGGTGAACTCGCCAAGTAAGGGTATGGTCGTCGTAATGGTTACCCAAGTGGACGACTGCGCCAACCTGGATCTCCGAGCTGGTTTTAGCTACAAATGGATTGTCCAGAAGGTTCAGGTCGTCGAGTACCTGCAGCGCATGGCCGTCGAAGGGGCCGCCGAAAGGGAGCTGCGCAAGGCGGCGACCTTGGTCGCTAAGAAAAAGGCGATGGACGAATGTTGGGAAGCGTTAGAGGGTAACAGCCAAGCCATGAAAATCATGGAGGAGGTAGTTAGCAGCTTAACAGCGTCGGACCCTGAAGCGGGTCTTTACGGTGGTGGATCAATACCAGCGGCTCAAGACTCAGTGGTGTACCCAACGCCACCTTCCTTCAACAAATAGATCTTTGTAATCCAACCGCCCCCGTCCTATAATAGGGGGCCGAGATAAGGCACTGCTTATGCTGTTATCGACAATCCCGCCCAAGTATTTGAAAGGACGCTTAGTTTCAATCACTTTTTTGCTTTATAAGAGGTAAAACCTTATGAGTATTGACATGGTAACGGCCATAGAAGCTTTGAGAGAGAAGTCTCAACAAGCTGCAAAATCTGAAGATGCCCTCCGGTTTTCACAGGCGGCTACAAACCTGGCGAACGCTAGGGCCTCCATGGTTCACACGGATAAGCTAGAGAAATCCTAGGCGCTAAAAGGCGTTTTGCAACCAAAGCCCTCGTCCTATGAAGGGGGCCTTTTCTTCCCTAAGTAAAAGGCGTTGATTATGTTTACCGATCATCCCAAAATGGTTAAAACCCTTGTTAAACCCGGCCGTGATATTGTGGCCACCCTTACCGACGAGAACGCCCATTTCCTGCACATGGCGGCGGGTTTAGCTGGCGAGGTCGGCGAGCTGCTTACGTGTGTAACGGGCACCAACGGTGCTGCCGAGTTTATAAAAGAACTGGGTGACGTTGAGTTTTACTTGACGGGGTTTTCCCAAGGGCTCGGAGTAGCCTTCGAGTCTAAACGGGTGGCTAAGGCGGTTTGCTGGGACAGTCAGGGGTTTTACGTGCGCCTGATAATCACGGCAGCCGGCTTACTAGACGAGGCCAAAAAAGCCGCGGTGTATAATAAGCCGTTAAATGTTTCAATGGCTACTATTCTTACCCGGCGTTTACGTCGGCAACTCGACATCCTGTACGCGCAATCTGGCGCGGTACGCGGAGACGTCCTAGAAGCGAACATGGATAAGTTATCTGCTCGCTTTCCATCCGGCGGCTATACCGACACCCAAGCTATAGACCGCAAAGACCAAGGATAATCCAATGGCAATACAGCTGCAATCATCGGCCGTGCTTTCAAAGGTCCATGGGGTAAAAGTAATCGTGTATTCACGGGCGGGTATGGGCAAGACCTCGCTTTGCGCCACCGCCCCTTCACCCGTCGTATGCTCGGCGGAAAGCGGGTTGCTGTCCCTGCGGCCGGAAAACATAACGAGGATGTTTGGCGCTAACGTACCCGGCATTAGCTACAACTTACCGATTATAGAAATTAACACGCTCCAGGACCTAGTCGAGGTCGAACGATGGGCCGCAACGTCTAGCGAGGCCAAGCAGTTTGAAACCATCTGCTTGGATTCGATAACTGAAATAGGCGAGAAGATTTTAACCAACGCAAAGCAACAGGTCAAGGACCCGCGCCAAGCCTATGGCGAACTTATTGAAAAGGCGATAGCCACAATAAAGTCTTTCCGCGATCTGCGCGGGTATAACGTATACATGGCGGCTAAGGAAGAACGGGTTAAGGACGAGGGTACCGGAGCCACCTTGGCGGGTCCATCCATGCCGGGGCAGAAAGCTGGACCCGCTATGCCTTATCTATACGACGAAGTTTTCAACCTTAATATCGGAAGGGACGCACAACAGCGTTCCTATCGTTATTTGCGAACCCAACCTGATTTCAACTACGATGCAAAGGACCGGTCCGGCGCGCTGGAAGAAATCGAAGTACCCCACTTGGGTTATATATTCGCAAAAATAATGGGGACGCAACAACCTACGTAGGAGCAGTACCGATGGCTATGCTTAACTTTGACGCAACTAACGTCGAGCAGAACACCGCACCCGAACCAGTCCCAACCGGCTGGTACAACGTGCAAATAGTAGAATCCGAGGAAAAGCCGACCAAGGACTTTGCCAACACAGGTGCAATGTACCTTGAGCTGGTAATGCAGATCCTGGACGGCGAGTACGCTGGGCGTAAACTTTACGACCGGCTAAACCTGAAAAACCCTAACCCGGTGGCGGTCGATATTGCGTACAAAACGCTATCGTCTATTTGCCACTCGGTCGGCGTAATCCAGGTACAGGAATCTACGCAGCTGCACAACATCCCGCTTTCGGCTCGTGCCGTATTGAAACCCGCAAAAGACCAGTACGACGCCAGCAACGATGTGAAAGGCTATCGTGCGATGGACGGGGCAACCACAGGGGCGGCGCCTACCAGTAACCCAGCGGCTAACATGGGCGGTGGAAACCAAAACCAACCACAACAAACTTGGCAGCCACCGCAGCAGCAGCAGCCTCCACAAAACCAACCCCAGCAGCCGCCACAGGGTAACTGGACCCAACCACAAAACCCACCCCAGCAACAGCAACAACAACAACAACAACAGCAGCAGCAGCAGCAGCAGCCACCCCAGAATGCCGGGGTCGAGCAGCAGCCTCCACAAAACCAAAACGGTGGGTGGCAGAACCCCCCACAGCAGCAACAGAATAATCCGCCTCAGCAAAACGAGCAGCAACCACAAAACCAGCCGCAGCAACAGCAACAGCAGACACCGCCGGGCTTTAACAACCCGACGCAACAAAATGACGGTGAAAATGCACCGGTAGGGAACAACGGAGCGTCTACCAATGCGAATGCCCAGCGGCCGCCTTGGCAGCAGTAAACCGAAGTAGAAAAATAGGGGGCTACGGTCCCCTATTTTTATCTGGAGGTAGGACAATGAGCGTACACCCTAGAAATAGGATCTTGCGGAGGCCAATAAGGTGTGATTCTTGTAATAGTGGAAAAATTCGTTTAGTTAAAAACAGTCAAATTTATGGGCGTCTTTATGGGCAGTGGCCTTTAATTTGGTATTGCGATACCTGCACCGCGGCAGTCGGGTGCCACCCCGGCAAGTCCAACCCCTTGGGTAAGATGGCGGATTCCGCCACCCGTAAAATGAGAACTCGAGCGCACGAAGCGTTTGACCCGATTTGGAAACGCAGCAGTACGTTAACAAGGGGCGCCGCCTACCGATGGTTGGCGAATCAGCTTAAAATCACCGAGAGCGAATGCCACATGTCATGGTTCGATAGCGATACCTGTAAACTGGTAGTTCGTTTGTGTAAAAAGTATAAGTGAGGCCCAGAATGCGCAACTATTTAGATCTACTAGAAAAAGTTTACTTTAATGGGTCCGAGAGAATGGACCGCACTGGGACCGGGACGCGTTCTTTATTTTCGGAAAAACTGGATTTCGATTTACGCAAAGGCTTCCCGTTGATGACCACTAAGTACGTAAATTTTAGAGCCATCGTATTGGAGCTGCTATGGTTCTTACGTGGGGAAACCAATGTTAGCACGCTAGATACTAAAATCTGGGACGAATGGGCAGACCCGCTAGGCGGCCTCGGTCCAATTTACGGCCAGCAATGGCGGTCCTGGCGAGCAATCGACGGTACGGCCATTGACCAGATCGCCCAAGTAATCCAGACGCTAACCAACGACCCGGCCAGCCGGCGTATGGTAGTGTCCGCGTGGAATACCGCGGTGCTTCCGGCTAAGGGCATAGCCCCCGAAAAAAACCCCGCTCTTGGTAGAATGGCTCTCGCGCCGTGTCACTGCTTATTTCAGTTTTACGTGGACGGCGAGTACCTGTCGTGTCAAATGTACCAGCGTTCGGCCGACCTTTTTCTCGGCGTTCCTTTTAACATCGCGTCGTATGCTCTGCTAACTCATATGATGGCGGCAGCGGTAAGTTTACGCCCGGGTAACCTTCACGTGGTATTTGGAGATGTCCATATCTATAAAAACCACATGACTCCGACTATTGTGGACAAACAGTTAGCGAGAACTCCGGGGGAGCTTCCCTCCTTTACCATTGATAAGCCACAACCGGACCCGGCGAATTATACCACCGACGAAATCCTAGAAGGGTTAACCCAGTATCGGCCGCAGTCGTCTATCAAGGCGCCCATCTCTAAATAGGAGCTGTTGTGAAAAAAGCCAAGCAAACTTTAGAGCGTATAGACGAGGCCATTAGTAAAGACGACGGTGCGGCGTTTCGCCAGAACCTGGAATGGCTTTTACCTAAAATGGATGACGCCTATCGTGGGTCGTCGTCTAAATTTCGCAGCCATCTCGGCGCCTCTTTAATCGGTAAAAAGTGCAGTCGAGAACTCTGGTATTCGTTTCACTGGGCGACGGTTAAAAAGTTCCCCGCTCGTATCCAACGGCTGTTTAATCGTGGGCACCTGGAGGAGGCTCGGTTTTTAGCGATGCTAATTGGTGCCGGGTTTGAGCTATGGTTCGAGAAGGAAGATGGTGGTCAGTTTAAATTTTCTGGGCTGGGCGGTCACTTCGGATCTTCGTTGGATGGGGTAATTCGTGGTATACCGGACCTCCCAGAAGGGGCGCCGGCCTATGCCGAATTTAAAACCTGTAGCGATAAGGTTTTCCAGAAAATAGTAAAGAAGGGGGTAGCGGAGGTTAAATTCGAGCACTACGTACAAATGCAAATGTGTATGCATTATATGAACCTCCGGCACGCCCTTTACATGGTCGTCAATAAGAACGACGACACACTACACGCCGAGGTTTTGGATTACGATAGCGACACGGTAATACGGTACCAAGATCGTGGCCACCATATTATCCATTCCACCGAGCCATTACCGATGATCCACCCGTCGCCGGGTTGGTACGAGTGTTTGTATTGCGACTACCTCGGGATTTGCAAAAAGTACGAAGTTCCGGATATTAATTGCCGTACCTGTGCCCACAGTACCGCCGAGGACGGCGGAGCTTGGTCGTGCGCGCTTGGCCATTCGGACATAATAAATTCCGACGCCGCCATGTATGGCTGTCCAGACCATATCTATAACCCAACTATGTTGCAGGGGGTCACCATGATGGACGGGGACGCCTCTCGCAACATGATCGCTTTGCAGCTACCAAGCGGTGAAACGGTTAGCCACGGTCCCCAAGACTTAACCAGTCAGCAGCTGTTTGCCAAGGGTCTGAAATGAGCTACTACGACACGCTTGGCGTACCAAAGGACGCCTCCCAATCCGAAATCAAAAAAGCCTTTAAGAGGTTGGCGTCTAGGCTACATCCGGACAAAAACCCAGACGACCCGGATACCGCTGGCCAGTTTAACGACGCTCGCCTAGCTTACGAGACTTTAGCGGACGAGGAGGCTCGGGACTACTACGATTGTACCGGGCGTCCAAAGGGCTTCCAGGACAAAGTAGAGGCAAAGGCGCAAGAAATCCTGGCGCAAATGTTTTTAAACATTGTCGAGGCACACGAGTTTGTCCGGATGGATTACGTTGCGAAGGCCACCGAGATTATTGCGGAGCAGGAAGCGGAGGCTAGGGTTAGGCTTAAAAAAGTTGAAAGAGACATGGAACGCTTGGCCTATTTGCTGGATAATCTAAAGGGCGGAGATTGGACCTTTAAGGACGGCCTAAACTTTCGTTACCAACAGATGTCGGGAGCTATCGACGAGTCCCGAGAGATGCAAGAAGTTATAGACGTGATAAAAGCTAAGCTGGCGGCGTGTAGCTACACGGGAGGCGACGCCCCGCCAACCCAGCCGTTTTATCAAGGGACGCAGTTCTATACGAGCAGCAGCGGTGCATAACATGAAATCAAGAGATTACCAGTTATACGGGGTCGCTTCTATCTTTCGATACTTCGCGGAGGGTAATAAAGGCAACCCGATTGTGGCCATGCCGACGGGTACCGGAAAGTCCCACGTTATAGCCGAATTTTTAAGTCAGGTATACCACGTTTTTCCGGACCAAAAGATAGTCATCGCCACCCACGTCCAGGAGCTTATCGAACAAAACTTTGAAAAGCTAATCGCCATGTGGCCTACCGCCCCCGCTGGTATTTATTCGGCCGGACTGGGGCGTAAGGAATTGGACGCGCCTATTTTGTTTGTCGGGGTCCAATCCGCGGTCAATAAAGCAGAGGCCTTCGGGTTTGTGGATTTATTGTTTATTGACGAGGCGCATCTAGTCAGCCCAGCAAAATCCACCTCATATCAAAAGTTTATTGCTACGCTAAAAAAGGCGAATCCTAAACTCAAAGTTATCGGGCTCTCGGCGACCCCCTATAGAATGGGTCAGGGTATGCTTACGGAAGGCGGGTTGTTTACCGATATTTGTTTTGATATGACCACAATGGCCTCGTTTAATTGGCTTCTGGACGAGGGCTACCTGTCGCCTCTGGTACCGAAACGTACCAGTATGCAGTTGGACCTCGAATCGGTCCGAGTCCAAGGCGGGGAATTTGTTAACAAGGATCTCCAGCAAGCGGTCGACAAGGACGAGATTACTTACAAAGCGGTATTGGAGACTATCGAGTTTGGGGTCGACCGCAATTGCTGGTTAGTCTTCGCCACCGGTATCGACCACGCTTTGCACATAACCGCTGTAATGGAGCTTTACGGAATACCGACGACTTGCATACATAGCAAACTAACGAAAGATGAGCGCACGGAACGCCTAGCCGGGTTAAAATCTGGAAAGTATCGGGCCGCGGTAAACAACAACATTTTAACTACCGGCTTTGACCTGCCGTCGATAGACTTGATTGCAGTTATTCGCCCCACCAATTCTCCGGGTCTTTGGGTCCAGATGTTGGGGCGAGGGACGCGCCCGGTCTATGCGCCCGGTTTCGACCTCTGGTCGACCGCTGGCCGCTTGGCCGCTATCGAAGCCGGTTCTAAACAGGATTGCTTAGTACTAGACTTTGCAGGCAACACCCGACGGCTCGGGCCAATAAACGACCCGGTGCTTCCTAGAAAAAAGGGCGACCGAAAGGGGGTAGCACCAGTACGCCTTTGCGAAAACTGCAGCATCTACATCCATGCGTCGATACGGGTTTGTCCGAAGTGCGGTTTTGAATTTCCCATTAGTACTAAATTCGGGTTTACAGCGGGTACTGACGAGCTTATCGCAAAGGCGGACGAGCCTCAGGTCGAGACCCTAACGGTGGACCGTGTGGTGTACCTTAAACACCAGAAGCAAGGGCGCCCGGACGCTATCGTGGTACACTACCATTGCGGGTTGCGCCGGTTTAAGGAATTTATTTGCCTAGAGCACGGCGGTTACGCCGCCACCAAGGCACGCCAATGGTGGAGATGCGCCTGGCCTACCGACGTACACGGAGAGATCATACCAGAAACGACCAAGCAGGCTCTTAATATGGTGAGCCAGCTAAAAACGCCTACCGCTATCGACGTGTGGGTAAATAAGAAGTATCCAGAGGTAATGAATCATGCCTATCCACAAGGTTGACGAACACGCCAGAGATATCCATAAGCAAATGCTGGCCGAGGGCCGATACCCTAGCTGCTACAATTGCGAGCACTGTGCGATTAACACGCCGGGGCAGCCGAAGGATGGTCCGACCTGCGTCCTATACCAAGCGACACCACCGGTCGAGGTCATTGTTTTGGGGTGTCCAGATTGGGCTATAGATATCCCTTTTTAGTCCAAATGAATCTACTTGGTTGCGCATTATTTTTGTTAAAAGGGGTTCCAAAGACCTCGGAATCTAGGATAATGGTTTCATGGTTAGGGGGAAGCGCCCCCAGCCGCCAACAGCCAAAACAGGGATTCAAAAATGAAAACTTACTCAATCAAAGCAAGCGCCGCCCGTGCCGCCAAGCAAGCTGGATATGACAAGGCAGACGTGGTAATCGAGAAAAACGAAGAAGGCCGTTTTTACTTCACGCCGAAGACCATGGTGGAAGCGCCGCAAGCAGACGTCGCAGTAATCGACGAAGTGGCCGACGCCGAAGACCAAGCATTGATCGAGTCGACCGGTTCAGCTTATTGCCCACACTGCGGAATCCACCTGAGCAACGGTCTGCAAGACTTCGAAAACATGCTGGACAGCCACAACAACCAGAGTGAAATCGAGCCCATCACACACGAGTTCCTTTGTTTGGGTTGCGGCGAAGAGTTTGGCGAAGAGCGGGCCTTGCCGGTTAAAAAGACCATCGTAAACAAGTCAACGGTCGAAGGCCCTTGCGCCTTGGTTTGGAACCTGGCCGAAGAAATGGTGGCGCAGGGCGCTCGTCGCAAAGACGTAATCGCCGAAGCGCAAAATCGTGGCGTAGCTTACTACACCGCTCGTACCCAGTACCAAGCCTGGAAAGCGGCCAAAAACAATAGCTAAAACGGGACGGGGGCGAAAGCCCCTAGATTAACTAACAGGGGATACCGCTATGCCAACCCACGTCCTAATGGATAACGACCGGTTGCAGTTTATTAAAGCCACCGAGACCCTAGAGCAAGCGATGTTTTGGGCCGAATTAATAATCCCAAAATCCGACTATTTGGTTACGGGCCTAGAAAACAAATGCTTCTCGGTCTACACGGAATACGAATTGCGAATCCTGTACTACAATACTAGCGGCGAGATGCCTCCCGAAAATATGGAGTACAATAAGTTGATGAAGGGAGTGGCGTACCTAGCCGGTCAATTGGAGGTAGATTTAACCGAGGTCTGGCAGTTAAAGGGCCAGCTAGGCCATGACCTTACAAAACCGGACCTTACCCCGGCTCCAGAAAAGGAAAAGCCGTCGCGTAAACCACCGGGTCAAGGCAGTGGAGGTGTTCCTACTCGCCCGAAGGAGGGTACCGCTACCGGACGGGTATGGGCGATAGCGGACGCGTGTTACGAAGCGAACGGCAAAGCGACACCGGACCGCGCCGACGTCATCGCAAAAGCCACGGCGGAAGGGATTAATCCGTCCACGGTGGCGACCCAGTTTGCGAAGTGGAAGCGTAGTGTTCAAGACGCGTAGTCGTGGGCGCAAGAAAGGCAGTGACTAGATTCGTACCTTGATTTAATATACGAGTCTGGTTAACAGAAACCAATAACCCGAACGGGATGCCCCGTTCGATTCCACTGCAAGAGGAAACTACCATGACCCAAAATAACACGGCCGCCAAAGCAGCCAATACCAAAAAAGAAGCCGTTGAGAAAGCCCCAAAAGACACCAAAAATGGCGTGACTCGTCCTCGCGCCGGAACCAAGACCGGTAAAGTCTGGGAAGCGTCCGACAGCCTGTCCAGCAAAACGGGCTCCCCGGCGACTCGTAAAGATGTGATCGCCGAGTGCATGGAGAGCGACATTAATGCCGCTACCGCCGCTACCCAGTATGGGCGTTGGAGAAAGTACCACGACCTGAAAGCGGAACCGCGTGCGCCGAAAGCAACACCTGATGTTGACGCTCCGGCCGACGATGAAGCGACAGCGGACGCTGGCGTCGAGTAAACCTGACTGGCTGTTGGGTGCAGTACTGGAGGGGGTTTCGACCCCCTTCTTTTTTGCGCTAAACCCTGCTTTAGATATCACCACTTTAACAGTATAATAAAAACTTACCAATAGGAGAAAACGCTATGCAAAATACTCAGACCGTAGAAAAACCAAAACACATACAATCCGGTATCGTCGACCTCCACCACGTTTTTCCAACCATGCAGGGTGAAGGGCCATTTGCCGGGACCGCTGCCGTATTCGTTCGTTTATCGGGATGCAATTTATGCTGCCCCTTATGCGACACCGATTACACAAGCCAAAGAACGGCGGTAAAACCAGAGTTTATTGTGGACAAAGTTAAAGCGTGCACTACCGACGACTACGCCACGGACTTGGTCGTCATTACTGGTGGCGAGCCTTTCCGCCAAAATATCGGTCCGTTAGTTAGGGTACTGGTAGGCCTAGGTTACCACGTCCAAATCGAAACCAACGGAACGTTGTATTGCGCCGGGTTCCCTTACGACGACCCGAACGTCACCATAGTTTGCAGCCCAAAAGCGGGAAGCATTAACTCGAAGTTGGCCCCGCATATTACGGCGCTAAAATACGTAGTTCACGCCGACCAGATTGACCAGACGGACGGATTACCAATAACAGCCCTCGGCCATTCCGCCCGTCCGGTCACCGCTAAACCGCCAGCGGGGTTTGACCGTATAATTTACGTCCAACCCGTTGACGTAGAAGACGAGGTGGAAAATAAACGCCATCTCGACGCCGCAGTACGTAGCTGCTTCCGTTATGGGTACACCCTATGCTTGCAGCTACATAAACTACTCGACTTGGAATAACCCAAATGAAACAGCAAGAACTGGATCTTAAACCATCGTCGTCCTCCGCCGTTGTCGTCTTGTCTGGCGGGCAAGACTCGGTTACCTGTTTGGGCCTCGCCCTAAAAAAGCACACTAAAGTTTATGGCTTAGGCTTTTCTTACGGGCAAACCCATTCCGTCGAATTGGAGCAGGCTAAATTGATCTGCGAGGGATTTGACGTACCTTTTGAAATTTTCACCATCCCAGCCTTAAAAGAACTCGGCGATAGCGCCTTAACTACCGGCGGCGACGTTTCGGCGGCGCACCATCGTAACAAAACTCTACCGGCGTCTTTTGTCCCGAATAGAAACGCCTTGTTCCTTACCACAGCCCATGCTTACGCTCAAAAAGTCGAAGCGTCTACGATCTATACCGGGGTTTGCCAAACAGATTACAGTGGCTACCCAGATTGCCGGTTAGCGTTTATCGTGGCCTTGCAAAACGCCCTGAATATTGGGTACTTAACGGATATCCAAATCGAAACCCCTTTGATGAATTTAACCAAGGCCGAAACCTTCGACCTGGCCGACGAAGTCGGGATTCTACAGGTCGTCTTGGAGCATAGCCACACGTGCTATAATGGGGTCCGTAATATCAAACACGAATGGGGCGCCGGTTGCGGTAAGTGCCCCGCTTGCAATCTTCGACGCAAAGGCTACCACGAATTTGTAGTAAGCCGCGATACCGACGGGTATCTAGTCGGCAGTAACGAAGAAGAATCCGAGTAGCCCCCACCGGTGGGCTCGCCCCACCTTATTTTGAGGAAACCAAAATGCAAAAAACCAAAGCTAAGCGTTACCACGATATTTGTGCCGGACACCGCGTCTACGGTCACGAAAGCAAATGCGCCCACCTGCACGGCCATAACTACCGCATCCATTTTATTTGCGAGTCGGATAATCTGGACAGTGTTGGGCGGGTCATCGACTTTTCGGTAATTAAGGAAAAGCTATGCATGTGGGTAGAGAACGAATGGGACCACCGTTTTCTGGTTTGGGATGGCGACCCTATAGGCGCCTACTTACTGGATATTGACGACCAAGTCGTCCGGGTCCCGTTTAATCCGACGGCAGAAAATATGGCAAAGTATTTGGTCGAAGATATTGGCCCTGCGGTACTCTTCGGTACCGGCGTTCGCCTTACCATGGTCGACATTGAAGAAACCGCAAAATGCAGCGCCAGTTACGAACTAGGGGAACCAGAATATGAAGTCTAAGGCCTATTTACAAAACAGCGATATTGAAAACCTGTGCTTGGGTCTTGGCGATACGTTGGCGAGTATTGGCGTGTTCCTTAAAAACGGGAACGGTAGAAGGCTAAACCGTTGCTACCCGATTCCACGCGGTGGAGTCCCGGCCGCCTACGCCCTAAGCGCCGAGTTTGATTTGGAAGTCGTGGACGATCCCGCAATGGCGGACTTTTTTGTTGACGATATAATCGACAGCGGTGCCTCCATGCGTTTGTGGTGCGACGAGTACCCGGGTAAGCCGTTTATCGCCTTGGTCGACAAAACGCTGCCAGCGACCCCGTTCAAAGGTAAATGGGTAGTCTTCCCTTGGGAGGGCGACGCCTCCACGGGTATCGAAGGTAACATCCGCCGAATTTTGCAATGGGTCGGCGAAGACGTGGACCGAGAGGGGCTTTCCGAAACCCCGGCCCGGGTGGCAAAAGCCCTAGCGTACTGGTGTAAAGGTTACCAGGAAAACGCAGCGGACGTCTTGAAGGTTTTCGAGGACGGGGCCGATGGGTACGACGAGATGGTGGTGGTTAAGGACATCCCGTTTTACTCGAAATGCGAACACCACATGGCGGACATTTTTGGGACGGCGACTATAGCCTATATTCCAGATGGTAAAATAGTCGGACTTTCCAAATTGTCTCGTCTGGTAGACGTGTTCGCCCGACGCCTCCAGGTGCAAGAACGCCTAACAAGCCAGGTAGCCGACTCCTTGGTCGAGCACTTAGCACCGAAAGGGGTGGGTGTGGTTATTAAGGCCCGTCACATGTGCATGGAGTCGAGAGGCGTGTGTAAGCAAGGACACCATACCATAACCTCTGCCTTGCGAGGGGTTATAAAAGAGGACCCTTCCGCTAGACTAGAATTCATTACTTTGGTAAAATAGAAAAAGGTGGGCGGCTAAGGTCGCCCTCTTTTACTGGAGGTCATATGATACCTATTTTAGGTAATGCAAAAACCATAGCAGATTTAATAGCCGTCCTAGAAACCCAAGATCCAGAGCGGACTTGGTATGGCTGGGACGATGGCAGCATAATAGTAGTAGACCAAGAAGGGTGGGACAAAGCCATTATTGAAAGTGGAGGCGAGGAGTGAAGCTATACCTAGCCGGTATTTACACCTCCAACATGAATTTACAGGGTAACATTTTCCATCGTCTGGATGAGCGCGAACAGGCGGCCCGGTTGGAATTGCCTTATATTTTGGAGTCGTACCATTACATCCACAAGGAAACCGTTGTTCGTAAAATTCGCCAGGACGGGACTAAAATTTTCTTGGACTCTGGTGCTTTCTCGGCGTTTACCAAAGGGGTGGACGTTAACCTGAACAAGTACTGCGCCTACATAAAAGATAAACAGGATATTATTAAATTCGCTTCAGTCCTAGACGCCATTGGCGATGCACAAGGTACCTTCGCTAACCAGATAGAGATGGAACGCCAAGGAGTGCAGCCGCTGCCTTGTTTCCACTACGGCGAAGATACCCGGTACTTAGATTATTATGTCGCTAACTACGAGTACGTTACTATTGGTGGTATGGTCCCGATATCCACACCTCAGCTGCTTCTATGGTTGGACCGGATATGGGAACACCATTTAACAGACGGCGCTGGTCGCCCTCTGATCAAAATCCACGGGTTTGGCCTTACAGCGCCATCCTTAATGAAACGGTACCCTTGGTACTCGGTGGATTCGTCGTCATGGGTTCAAGCGGCGGCGAACGGCTTGATTGTGCTACCTTGGAACGGGGCCAAGTTTGCCGTGTCATCTAATAGCTCGGCGCGCCATAATCACAACCAGCACCTAGACACGATTCCGGACGATTTGCGAATCGCTTTAACCAAGCGTATAGAAGAATTCGGGTTTAGTATGGAGCGCCTCCAAACGCAATACATGGCACGCTGGATTTTTAATTGCTGGGCGTTTAAGCAGCTATCCGAGTTACTCTTGGAAGGCGACCCGAAATTTCATATGGAACAAATGGGGTTATTTTAATGTTTTGTCGAATGAAAGAAACGCAGCGTGAAGTGCTAATGGAACTGATCGAGGCAAAGGCCCGATTGGCGGCCATCGAAGTAATCGGTACAGATACGACCTATGAGCTGCATCGAGTGGCCGAGGCCGAAGCCAGTTTTGACGAGTCGTTTAAAAACGAGCAACCCGAGGAGGACTAAATGTTAGAGGCTCTAAAGTTTGTTCAGGGGGCGGTAGCCAAAAAAGATTTTGTGCCGACCCTAATGCACTTTCACATTTTAAACCGTCGGATACTCGGATACAACGGAAACCTGGCGATTAGTAGCCCTATTGACTTGGACATCGAAGCGTGTCCCAGTGCCGTTCCTTTTGTTAAAGCCATTAAAACCTGTCGGGATACCGCCGCCCTACACATAACGGCCTCCGGAAAACTCGCCATTAAGTCGGGTGCTTTTCGGGTCTACGTCGATTGCACGGCCGAGCCCTTTCCGTACATCGAACCCCAAGGGGAGCACATATCGCTGGAAGGGGTTAAATTGTTGCCCGTTTTAAAAAAGCTGCTTCCGATGGTAGCCCTAGACGCCTCTAGACCATGGGCCTCTGGTATCCTATTCAGGGGGCAGTCGGCCTACGCTACGAACAACGTAGTCCTAATAGAGCATTGGTTAGGGTACGAGTTTCCGGTCAATATAAATTTACCAGTTTTGACTATAAAGGAGTTGCTGCGAATAAAAGAAGAACCAATCGGCTTACAGGTTTCGGATAATTCTATTACGTTCTTTTTTGAAGGCGATCGCTGGTTGCGGTCCCAAGTAACGACCTTGGAATGGCCCGACATAAGCAGAATCCTAAGCGTAGAAAATAATGCCGTAGCGTTGCCGGACGGGTTGTTCTCGGCGGTCGCGGACCTGGCCAATTTTACTGGCGAATTGGACCAGTTGTTTTTCCAAGGGGAGACGCTTTCGACCGTACCTCATAAAGACGATGGGGCGCAGATGGAGGTCCCGGGTTTGCAGGGCGATGGTTGCTTCCAAGCGACCCAGCTTTTACTTTTAGAAGGGGTAGCGGAAAAGGTGGACTTTACCGCATATCCGGCTCCGTGTATTTTTTACGGCGAGAATTGCCGTGGTGCTATCGTCGGAGTTAAACAATGAGGCCCATTATGAAAAACGATTGCGTAGTAATCCCGTGCTCTGGACCTAAACTAACGGTCAAGGCAAAAGCATCCGAAATGTACATCTCTCACGTGTTTAAAAGAGCCTTGGTCTTGGCTAAAAAATGCGACGCTGACCTCTATATTTTTAGTGCCAAGTATGGGTTGATTACGCTGGATACCATGATCAACCCCTATGAGCTTACCCTATGGCATAACAATACGATGAAGGCTGCCTTTAAACAAAAGGGGGTACCGCTTCCACCTTTGGCGGATTCGGACGAGGTTGCTAAGTTAAAACTAGAGGCCAACGAGGTCCTGTCCAGGTACACAAATCGCGTCTATTTAATGTCTAGAAAATACTGCGAAGACCTTGTGGAGGGGTATAAACCAATGTATAATATGGTATTCATTAAACAGCAGGGTTTTATGAAAAACGCCACTCCACAGGATTTAGGTTTAAATGCGATTTGATTCCATTGGTATGTTTTGGGAGGACGTCCAGCAAACTCGTTCCTCCATAAAAATACAACGGCCGATGCCGGAGATCCCGGAAACCGGGTGGCGCCCTCCTATTGAGTTTCCCAATTTATCCCAAGCGGTAATGATAGCGCTGGACACCGAAACGTATGACCCGGAGTTGAAAAAGATGGGCCCCGGATGGGCGAGAGGATCTGGCCATATTGTGGGCATCTCCCTTGCGGCGGTGGATAGCCTCGGTAATAAAGGTAAGTGGTACTTTCCAATTCGCCACGAAAGCCAGACCGAGCTTAACATGGACCCGGAAAAGGTCTTCGCCTATTTAAGAGATACCTTGGCGAATCCGGCGCAGCCGAAAATTGGCGCTAACCTGCAATACGATGTTGGATGGCTGCGTCAAGAGGGGGTCGCGGTAGCCGGGTTCCTATTTGATGTCCAGTATGCGGAAGCCTTACTAAACGAGGCGGCCCCGGTAGCGTTAGAAAGTCTGGGTCAAAAATACCTCGGCCTTGGTAAGGATTCGGAATTTCTTTACCTTTGGTTAAGCGATTGGTTTGGCGGGGCACCGACGCCAGATCAGCGTAAATGGATTTACAAGGCGCCACCCTCGTTAGTTGGGCCTTACGCCGAATCCGACGCCGACATCCCGTTGCGCCTTTACCAGACGATGGTGGACCAGCTGCGTAAGGAGGATCTTTTAGACCTATTTTCAATGGAGTGTCGCCTTATACGTCTAACCGTCGATATGCGTTTTGCCGGGGTATCGGTGGACGTCGATAAAGCGGAAAAATTGCGGGATACGTTGCAGGTTAGATTCGACGGTATTATACAAAACATAAAACACAAAACAGGATTATCCGTTAATGTCAATGCTTCGGCAAGCCTTGCAGAACTTTTCGATCACCTAGGACTCCCTTACCCAAAAACCGCCAACGGGAACCCCTCTTTTAAAGGGGCGTTTCTGGATACGGTTAATCACCCAATGGCTGACCTAATACGAGAAGCTAAAAAGTGTTTTAAACTACGCAGCACTTTTATCGAGTCGTATATTTTAGACTCCCATGTTAACGGTAAAGTTTACGGCCAATTCCATCCGCTGAGGGGCGAGGGCGGCGGGACGCGGTCCGGGCGTTACTCGTCGAGTACCCCGAACCTCCAAAATATACCTTCAAAAGACGACGAGTTAGCCCCATTGATCCGAGGGCTATTCGTCCCAGACGACGGCCACCCATACTGGCGCAAATATGATTACAGCCAAGTAGAATACCGTTTCCTAATCCATTTTGCAATCGGGCAGGCTGGCGAGGACATTCGCCGCCACTTTAATTTACACCCCGACACCGACTACCACATTTATGCCCAGAAGGTCGTAGAGCAAGCCTCCGGGTTGTTTATCGAGCGTAAACCCATTAAGAGTATAAACTTCGGTTTGATCTACGGCATGGGGCTAGCGGCCTTGGCAGCCGGGTTGCAAATGTCGATTAAAGACGCCAAAAAACTAATGGAGGCCTATTTTACCGGGGTACCGTTCGCCAAGCCAACTATGTCGGCGGCCATGAAAGAGGCGCAAAAGTTGGGGGTTATAACCACAATACTAGGGCGCAAATCTCGCTTTGATATGTACGAGCCGGTCCGTTTCGATGATAGCCGCCCACCACTGGGGTATCAAAAGGCGTTGATGACCTATGGCGGTAATATCCAGAGGGCGGGTACGCATAAGGCGCTAAACCGTCGTCTACAAGGGTCGTCAGCCGATCTCATGAAAAAGGCCATGCTGATGTGTTATGAGGGTGGCATTTTTGACGAAACCGGAATCCCTCGCCTAACCGTACACGACGAGCTAGATTTTAGCGACCCGGGTGGGAAGGATAGCGCTTTTAGAGAAATGCAATATATAATGGAAACGGCTATACCAGAGATATCCATCCCAATGAAGGCGGATGGCGAAATAGGCCCCGACTGGGGCCATATGCAACCTTTGGAGAAATGAAATGGGAATTTTAATTAAGGAGCCCGGCCTTGCAGGTCTGGGCGTTGAACGGGTAGAACGTAAATTCGGAAAGCCACAAGACCCCTGTTTGGAGGTTTACGAAACCAGTAATGGCGGACCGCGCTTTGCGATAACGCTTCCGGCGGACGCATCGACCGACTACGAAGCAAGGTACCAAAAAGGGATCCAAGCTATTCGCAAAGCGATGGGTAAAAGCGTAAGGTACGACACGGAAGGCGAACGCTTCGTTCTCGTCGGATCCGATACGCCGGTAATCTGGTCCCGCTCGTTAGCTCGTTTTGTACCCGGGTCGTACAAAAAACTTTTTCCAAAAAAAGTACCAGCCCCCCAGAAACTTGATTCAAAAGACAAGTAGTGGTATAATTTAATCATGGTGGAGGGGGATTGCCCCCTCCGATTAAACTAAAAGGTGGCCCATGAAAAAATATCTTACCAACGTAGACGCCCCAAACCCGTACACATGGGGCACCGATGCGCATAAGGCTTTTACCCAGCAGATCGAGATGCGTATTGTGGTCAGCGAGGACGGCCGGGTTCTTACCCGCCAGGAAATGGCGTACACGTCGGTCGGTCGTACCCATCGTTCCACAAAAAGAGAATGGAAAGAGGTTAGTCTTGGGCGCAGAACGGTTGCGGGTTTCCTGATCCAGGTCGGGGCAGCGGAAGGTAATTTTCGTGGCGCGCCACACGGGATCCTATAATGCACCTTACCAAGGCGCAGAAGCGTATCGCCTCCGGTCTCGGCTTACTCGGGTTTTTAGTCGGCTCTACGCTTCTGCCGTCGGCTATTTCCGACCCGGTAAACGAAGCCGAGGCCCAAGGACGAGAGTATTGCACCTCGGTCAAAATATTTATGGACAGTAATGGAGCGTATGGGTGGCCAGATTACAAACACATTTATGAGGCACAATGCCTAGACGTTGCCACCGAGTAACGCAAAGCTGGGCTAGGCGTTCGTATAGGGGCGAGTTATAAAAGCGGTGGCAATACGTCGTAGAGGGGGCAGGCAATGAACTAAAGGCCCCGTGACGGGCCTTTTCCTATTAACCCCACGTGTAAATACGCGCAACCATCTTCGTGCTTTGGTAGGGTTTTTATTACCATAGGCGGCCCCAAGAGCCCCCAGCATACGTAACAGGGCCAAGGAAATGTCGAGTAGGGTGAACCATATCAGCGCTATGAACATTATTGTAGCCACCCCGTAGCGAGACTCTTAGCCAGGATACGCAAGTCAGCATGTTCCTGAGCCGCATCACCTCCATTCTGGATAGCTGCGAGTTCGCTACCGTAGGTTGGGTATTGTGTAGCGATAATTGCTTCAATGACTGCATCACGCCCTACGACTTTATCTACACATGCTGTACTGTATGTGTACGATGCTACCTCTACGCCGTCTTCACCCATTCTCGTGACGGTCTGCTCATTGAAATGGATACGGACTTTATGGCCCATCACTTCATACGTATTTAATGGAACTGGGGTGTGTGTTAATCGGTTAAGCATTTTTCAGTACCTCTCTTCCTGGTTGCCAAAGACCCTTATTGTTAAGTGGCTTTAACCACCCCCAATAAGCGTTGATACTCGTTATCCATTTATCGTTCACCGATTGCAGGTACCTATACTTGATCGTCGCACGCAGACGAATGCAGTCTCTGAAAAAGGCGTACCCACAAAAATCTAAACCGTTGCTTTCCAAGGATTGAATAATCCAAGTGGGTTTAATTATAAGTCCTAGTTTATTCACCTGTTGCTCAATTCTTTTTTGTGCTGACCGTAACCATTTCTTACACGAACCCAGTACAATAAGATCATCACAATAACGGAAGTAATACTTCGCTTTTAATGCCTGCTTTACATACCAATCAACACTAGACAGGACCATGTTACCTATCATCTGTGATATGTAGTTACCAATAGGCAGTCCCTCAACACTCTCAATAATGTTGTCTAGTAATGCAAGAGTACGCGGGCACTTTATATGGCGACGAACACATAGCTTACTGACCCAGTGTTGTACTGACGGGTAGAACTTCTTAACGTCCATTTGTAGGTAGTAGGTAGGTTTTCCATTCCGTATGGCTTTCTGCACACGTCGGCGTGCATCTGAGGTGCCACGACCTACCAAAGATTGAAACGTATCCCGTATCAGCGAGCGTTTCCAGATACCACCAACAACCTGCATAATGGCATGGTGAACAATCCGGTCTGGGAAATAAGGCAATACGTGTATTACACGGAGCTTACGCCCCTCTACTCGCTCCATCACACGATACTCGCTGGTTTGGTACGTACCACTTATAAGCTGATCGTGTAGCTGCTGGAGGTAAAATTCTTTGCACTTATTTATCTCCAGCACTTCTGTATAATGACCCTTACCTTTTGAGGCCTTTCTATGGGCCTCCCGTAAGTTGTCCATAGATGCGATCTCGTCAAAGAGATTACCATATCGTTTCATAATCATCCTTTAATGCTATACAGCGCCCAAGCGTTTCAGACCAATCCGGTTTACTAAGCTTTTGTGGGATGCGTTTACGCCTCTCGGCGGGATTCTTTGTTTTCCTGTGATCTATAGCAAGTTGCCTGGTGATGTTCCGATTCCGATTGCCTGAGGAATTATTCACATTGACATAAGACGGACTGACATTCGTACCATTCGAGGTGTTACCACCTACATGGGCTACCTTCCCTGCCTAACAAAGAACCCCTAGTTTTTAGCCATCAGTCTCCTTAGCTGTTTAATGGATTATTGATTTTTGGAGTAAGCAAGCCGCCCGGAGACGTACCGATACCGAACGCCCGAGGAACTACTCACAAGGACAAAAGACGGACCGACAAGCGCACCATCCGAGGCGGCACCACCCACACGGGCCCCCCGCCATCCTGGATTCTGGTAGTAATAATCGGCAAACGCGGTAGATGAATTACCACTCGAGTCGGCTAAGACATCACCAAGGGTGTTGTGCTGCACATTCCGGATGTACCCGTTTGACGCCGGTGCAGCTACACCGAGTTGGTTGTACCCGGTAGCCGTATCATCGGTAAAGGTACCAGGGTCATTACTGACATACCATATCCAGTCGTTGACGTTAAAACCGTCGCAGAACTGCCATGCGTTACCCCAGAAGTTTTCGATTCCCCGGTAGCTCATCCATGCAGTGTCTCGGGTGCTGCTATCAACACCACCTGAGCCGTTACCAACGATATTGGACTTACCGGCAGCTGAGTGGGGTGAATCGGTCTGGACGGACGATGAAGCCGAATACCCAGTACTTACACTGGCACTACCGGCTGCTAACAGAGCCTGACCGTCAAAGCCACCGTACTCTACGAAGAACAACAATTTCACCAGCGACCATTGCCAGAACGTCATCTGCGACCAACTGGAGCCCCGGTTACTGGCCAATTGTCGCGTCTGTGACCGAGTGACACCGACCATTGGATACTGGCCGGACACGGAGCCCAGAATGTCGGCTGCGTAGTCCACCCTAGCGTCGTTATTGTCCAGGTTCAGGCCATCAATATAAGCCAGTCCACTGGTGTCATACACACTGGCTTGATACGCACCGAGGTAAGTGGCTGACTTCTCCCCGGTTGGATTTTGGTAGTACCACATGTCCAGCGCGGGATCGTGAGCCAACACACCGCCAATAGCGAACGCAGGGTGCAGCACGAAGCCCGACCGGGGGTAATCACTAATCTCCCGCTTAATGTCACCGTTAAATAACGTGGAAACTCGGACGTAGCACTTAGGAATCTCGACCATCACCTGACCATCGGTACCGTCCAGAACGGCAGCAGTCCCGTCGGCTTTCAGCGTTGAGTCGTTCAGGCTAAGGTAATAGTTCACCGTACCATCATCATTCAGCAGGCATCGCCGCATCCGTTCATGAATCGGCGTGACTCCTGTGGACATACCTTCCCGACTAAAAGTGTCTGACGTTTGGTTCCATACCACGTTGCCGGACCTCCGTGGTTCAAAGTATTCCTGCAATTCCTGCTCGGCTGTGGCTTTTGGGACGTACTGCGTATGAGGGTCACTCCCTGCAACGTGAGCCGCTACCACCACCTCAGCAGCCGCATGAACCCCAGCTGCATCAGGATATTTGTCTGCTGTTGCGTCTAATGCCTCTTGAGTGGTGGCCTGCTCGACCGTCCCCCTGCTAGTAGTCGTTGCAGCGCCAACGAGCGCATCAACAAGCCTTAACGCCCTAGTCCAGATAGTAGCTGTCTCAATATCGCCTTTCGACAGCTCAGGCAGATTCTCGTTGGTCGTGAAGTCCCTGAACACGGCATAGACTGAGCCAGAAGCACTGGCGCCGGCCCACGGTGCAGACAGGGTGATCTGTGTGTCTGTGCCGACAGCAGAGACGGTGTAGGGAGCGGGGATTCCCGCGATAACGAACCCGTCACCTATGCTTACGTTGGCCAACCATGCCGTGCCAGAGCCTGTTACGACAGCGGAGCCGTTTGTGACGCTTGCTGTGCCTGTTTTGTATTGCATTTAGCTTGCTCCCTTTAATTCTTTGTGGTGTTAGTTGAATAAGCCAAGATACACAGTGTATGAGAAGTTGATCGCTGGTATGTTTTGTCCGGCTGATGACTGGTTAAACCAACGGTTAGTCACTATTAGTTGACCAGAGCTATTTACCGAGAAGTCAAGAAGTGAGTGCGCCACCCAGAGCTCAAGACCTCCTGAGAAACCTTGCTGTACGGAGTACGGTGATGACGTCCCGTCGAAGTTTATTTTATAACCACTCAAGTAAGCGGGAGCTGTATACTCAGCTTGGACAAAAACGAAATCTGTCTGAGGAAGTTTCCCAGTCGCCAACACTGCAACATCTGTAAATATTTCTGCTGCCTGTGCATCAGGGGCGCGGGCGGGAAACGAGACTGTACCCGACTCTTTCGAGTATATGTGGGGCATAGAGTTACCCGTACCGAAGGCAAGGCGCCCATTTTTGTTAATCTCGATCTTATCATTTGCAGCTACAAAGCTATCTGTTGATGTTGGGGTGCCCCATTCATCTGTACACGAATATAAAGCTGATGAAAACATGTTGACATTTACTCCCTTAGACCAGGCTAAGGCGTTGAACACATACGCAAAGTTATCAGCATTACCACCTAGAAATATTGTCGTTGTCTCATTTGTCGGAAGGTAAAACTTGTCTAATGCGGCCTCATTACTTTGGCGCGTATAAACCTTATTAGAGTCAAAGCTATCTCCAGCCGTAAACGTATCCGCATCTACATAAAGCGTCATGGAATTTCCTCATATACGAAGAATGTAACGTCCAATACGAACGATGGTAGGCTGGTGGCGGGCTTTGCAGTTCTGCCATACAGTATGCCAACATGAGTATCATTAGACACTGCATATAGTTGTTGTATCTGTGTGCCGCCTGAACCTTCTTCCATTGAGTAAACGAACGTACCCACAATGGGCGCTTGTATCCCAGTATTGTTTATGTAAGCTCCCACGGTTGGCTTATATGATAAACCATGAGCGAATGCGTTTATAATATCCCATTGGTTAAACGTACCCCCCGCACTACTTGGTATCGTAACATTTGTCCGAACCTTATTTTGTATGGCTAAGTAGTCGAATATGCTGTGGAAGAACACATTGTTGATATCCCCCAACGGGTTGTCTATCACCGCATTGTTGTTTTGATAGATAACTGTTTTGTTGGTATCAGCGTACATTCTCTTTGCCATGAGCTACACCTCTATACTGATAAACTTGTTAACTAGGTCTATTACAAATTTACCATCTGCTGATTTTATAACGCCACCATTCATAGTAAGACCTGTATTATCGAACGATAATGATACACTTGCATCGCCAATAGCAAGGCTTCCCGAATTGTCAAGATAATAACCGGCAGTTGTGTCAATCAGTGAAGTCTTTCCAGACCTAACGTCAGAAGCGACGACATCCCCACTAAACGAAGCATTGCCAGCGGCATCAACACTGAAGTTATCAGTATCTATCTCAAGCTGCGTTCCGTTGAAGTTGATGAAGTTGTCAGACACACCCCCAAATCTGAATGTCCCTGTGCTGGTCACATTGCCCGCGGAATCTATCGTCAACTCAGTGTTGGTGAAGCTGGATGCTTCCAAGTCACCACGGAAATATGCATTGCCAATCTCATCAATACCAAACCGCAACTTATCACCAACAGCGCCTGCCGCGTTGTACCCCCACATGAGGTAGGTTGTTCCATCAATAGTGAGTGGGCCAATCCCTGTTTGATATTGTGGTGTGTTTATATTATCAACAGATCGGATTAAGCCTTCTGCTGTGATTGTCTCAGTTGCGTTGATTGTTCCAGCCGTTAGCTTGGATGCAGTTAGGTCAATAATCTTGGCATTCGTTATCTGAGCATCACCAATCTTGGCAGACTGTATTGATGCGTCCTGTATCTGGGCTGTTCCAACGGCTAGGTTGGCAATCTTCGCATTGGTGACTGCTGCCGTGTCTATCGCCGCTGTTCCTACTGCGAGGTTTGCAATTTTGGTTGCAGTGACGCTGCTTTCCGCTAGCTTACCGGCCTCTACCGAAAGATCCGCCAGCTTAGCAGTCCCTAGTTGCCCGCCGACTACAGGGTCTCCAAGATCAATCGCGCCGCCTTCGATGTTGTCTTGAATGAAGGTTCGATTTACCGGATCAACCTCATAAGCCCACCCAGACAAGCCACTAAGGTCTTGTGCTGTTTTCGTTGTGACTGAAAACTCTGCGCTGGTGTTGGTGCCGGTGCGCCCGAACAGGTCGAACGGGCGAAGCCGTACATAGTACAATGTTCCATCTGTAAGCCCGGAGACTACATAGCTATTATCAGAGACGGTTGCCACTGGTGCTGTGGTATCAGGATCAAAGCCTTGGGTTTCGCTGAGCCAGATATCAACGCCTGCAAAATCCAGGTCATCCGGCCTCAGGTAACTGATCTCGATAACGCTGAAGCCTGGCACGACTGACAGGGCTGATAATGGGTCGGGGGCTGTGTTCGATACGTCCAGTACTGCCGGCGACTCGCTGATTCCACCGGCACGGCTACGGCAATAGACCCTTAGCTGGAACTCTCTCCACGCGCCTGACTCGCTATTCTCTCGCCGGTAGTCTTCCGCATTCTTCTCGAAGGCGTAGACATAGGAAGGATCGAATATAAATTCTGTCCTTACAATCTTATTGTCAGCCCATACTTCGACTTGATAGTCCCTGAAATACTGGTCAAGGTTGCCGCCAGAAGCCCCGGCAAACCCCTCGCCCCCAATGGGCAGCCACTGGGATATGGTTGTCTTTCTCCATTCAAACTTGGCGTCTTTACCGCCGAACTCGGAATCATTACCCTGTGCGAAAAGCTCAAGGCCATGTACCGGAGGAACAGCAATCAAGTCCCAAATATCCGGCTGCTCAAAGTCAGTAGTGTTTGAAATAGTAATAGAATTAGATACCGAGACTGATGACCTAATCCCAACTACGGACACAGAGAAAGCTCTGAATTGATACGTCAGCCCGTCTGACTTAGTGACAAACCTCGCAGCCAGGTTCTGATCTGTTGGCCCTATAAGCGTCCAGCTAGGATCTCCAGATTTTCTATACTCTATAGTGGCGTAGTCAAAGTCTGGATCTGCCGGCGCACCCACGTTAACAACGACAGTGCTAAAGATCGCATCTGGGTCTTTTGGCGTATTGGTAAGCTCAAACAAACCGACAGCAGTAACCGCACTTGAAGTTAGGCTATCAACGGTCGAGGTAATAGACGCCCAATCCGAACGGGTACCGATAGCGTTAATCCCTTGGACGCGGAAATCAAAGGTGCTCGGTTCCAGGTCGAATATGGTGGCGGTAGTATCGGACCAGTTTGAAAACACACGACGCCAACCAGTATCCGAGGTTAGCTTAACCTCGACATTAAAGGCAGAGGCGGCCAACGACCCAGCGACGTAGGAAAACTGCACTTTTACCCGTAGCACCCCGTTAGAGTCAGTATAGGGCGCCTCGCTAATATTAAGGCCAGTCGGCGGTAGTAATGAATACGGATTCGGAAGGTTGACTGGCGCCGGGACCGGAACTGCCAGCTCCTCGCCTTCGGACCAATCATAAATATCGGCTACGTCCTCTCGAAGGCGAAAGTTAATGCCCGCCATTGGGTCAAAACTCGGAATAGCCTCGACACGGAAAACCCGACGCGACCACCCGAGGGACGGGACGGTTAGACCTATGCGGTCACCAACCTTATGTTTAAACATATAGGGGCGCCCGGTAATGGTGGCGGAAAGCCCATAGCGGTTCTTCTCTATGTAGATTTTTGTTAAACGTCGAGCCATCGTCCCGGCATTAGTAAACGGGAAGGAATAGTCCTGCTCCAGGACCTCGCCGTCCTTCGCAATATAGTTATTGATTGCGATAGGGACAAAATCGACCAGCTCATAGTTATGGTCTGGCGATATAAATACCCCCTTACCATAATTGACTCGCTCATTTTTGGGCGCCCCTGCTGCAAAGGATATAGCGCCAACCAAATCATCTGGGGTGTAGTAAGCGTCGGTGTCGGGAGCCTTATACGCACCAGCGATATAGTACCAGGAGCCTTGCGCATTTACACAGGTCGCCGCCCCGGCCCTTAATAGGTCCTCCAAAATGGCGGGAGGACGAGTATTGATTTTAAAGGTACCATTTACAGTGTAGCGTTTAACGCCCGAGGTGGCCGGTACCTCGTTGGAGATTTGCGCTCCTTCGAGAAACGATGCCTCGTTCAGGTCCGCCACGTCCAGGTTGTAGCCCCGCGCCCATATCATGTAGTCGCGGGTACACGCAGCGTGATTATCCGTCCAACCCGTAACCCCGGTCGCCGGGTCATACACGTCGTTTTTACCATCGACCTGAGCAGAAATTCTAGGAATGCCGTTATAGGCGTCCTTGTTGTAAGTAAGCCGCAGGTATACGTAGGTTTGCCCAAGCAGCTTGTGGTTAACGGTCCAGTTATCCGGGATCATGGCCAACATCCCGGCATCGACCGACGTCTGGTCACCGAGTTCCACGTGAACGTCCAAAAGCCCGGCGTACTCCGAAGCTATGGTGTACGTTTTACTCCCAATGCTAATCTCGGTGGCGGCCGCTTCATCGCCAAAGTAAATCGCTTGGATCCTTCTGCTTTCGTGGGCTGCGAACACGACTATTAAATGCAGGTATTTATCGTCAGCTCCAGAGGACTCCAAGTAAACAATTTGGCCCCCTACCCGAGCGGACCCGTATACTACGGCTCGGCTGCTAGCGGGCGCTCGGACGGTATTTTTACGGTCGGATAAATATTCGGACGGGGATGGTGGCGTCGGCATCGAAAACAGGTCGCCAATCCACTCGCCGACTTTGTCATAAAGCCCCAAGGTCAGGAAGTTGGCCGCCGAGTCCCAGTAGTCTCCGAAGGCGTCCCCGACGCTCTCGACTGCGCTTCCAAGTGCGTCTCCTACATCGCTAAAGGCGTCTTTAACGCTACTCCACGCACTACTGAAGAAACCCATACATTATTCCTTACTTATCGAAGAAGGTGGAAGCGGGCCATATAACCTCTTTAGAGGCTATACTGGATACAAACTCGAAACCCTTATCACCGGGGTACACGGCTTGCTGGTCCTGATCGGTGTACCGCTCGGACCGCACACGAGTCCAGTCCGCGCTTTCGTCTGTAACGGTAACCTCTATCATACCGGTCTTGCCATGCTCGCACGTCGGCTGGTCCATGGTACCTTTAAAGTAGATTACCGGGTCGCATTCTAATTGACCGTCTTCTCCGAGGACCCCTAAGTAGCAAACTGCTCGGCGGTTAATATACGGCTCGTTTAAAACCGCTTCTAATATTATGGGGTCTACGCCAGCTAGACGTACCTGAAAGCGAATGGGGTCTAGCTTATTATTTTCCTGTAACTTGGAAACATTACCTAGCGTACCTCGCCCAACGTAGTCGACCCCGTCATAACGGAAAGTATGCGTAAGACTGCAAAACGCCAAGGTCCCGGAGTCAAATTCCAAGCGGCATAAATAAATCCAGTCAACATGTGGCTTGCTAGCGGCGTCTATAAATTCTTGACTAAATCTTTTAGGCATCAATGGCCTCCACTGCGTCTACTGTTATACCATAAAGAACTGGACTAGTCAGCGAAAAACTAAACGGCTTAACTAGCTTGACCCGACAAGACGGCTGCTGCGTAATAATTTGGCCGTTATCTGGTGGCGCTTGATGAAGCGATGGCTCGAACTGGATAACAGCCGTCCCGGTACCGTCTGGCACGGTTGGCGAGGTTACCATTTTTAATTCCCCGTTTACGGAAAAGTAGTCCCCGACGGCTAACGCCTCTAGTTGACCCGATTGCCACCCGTCGGTAACCAAGGCGTTCCCCGTTTGGTTGGCCCCCTTTACCGTTGGGGACCCCAAGGCCGTTCCGTTTAGTGGTGCGAAGTTGGCAACGGTAATATTAAAGCGTCCGGCCATGCCTCGCAGGGATATGAGAAAAGCCGAAAGCGTCCGAGCCTCGCGCCCACCGCGTTTACCGAACTGCAAGGTAAATTTCCACCGAGTACCAGGTAACTCCGCCGTGGTTATAACCCCGCTCAGGTCGCTTTGAAACTCGGTTTGTTTTCTCATAACCTCGACATCAAATGAATCTGGGTAAATAGATGGAAACCCGACTATTGGGCCAATCATGCTTAGGTCGAAGCCTGGCGCGCTGGAGTCCGCTAGTACGTAAGATGACCACACCTGTGTAGCAGGGTCCCAAGTTTTTACATAAAATGGACCCGGGGTACCGGTCACGGCACCGTCTGCCGCAATCGCCACGCCTAGAGAATTGATATCCCGCCAAGCTACTTGGGACCCGTCCAGCAGAACTACGCCAAGTAAGGCGCTTATGGTACCCGCCCCGGTGCCGGGGGAGACCAGGTTTTGGTAGCTAACCCCGGATTCTGGGTTAAGCGTAATACCGGCCAAGGTCTGTGTGGCGTAATCGGCGAGGGTAACCCGCAAAAGGCTATCGGCATCCCCATATCGAAGATTGCGTTGCTGAACTAGGATGTCGATGGTGTTCGCCGTATCATCCCAACCGGTTATAGTCTGGGCAGCGATTATGGTACCGGACACGTTTTCCAGTTTGACATAGCCAACGGTAGTAGTGATCGTGCCGCTAACCGTTATCGTCGCTGCTTGGTTAGGAACTACAATCTCGTCGGTACCAAAATCGCTTATGGAAAACGCCATCCGGATAACTCCTTACTGGGTTGTTGGGACCGGGATAATAGTACATCCGCTGCTACACGCCACACTAATTTCAATGTAAATCTTTATTGGGATGGCGGTACTGTCTGGTCCGACTATTTCTTCTTTTGTCGCCGGATCCGACCACTCGCTTTCCAACCCGTATATATCTACCGTTTTTATTCGATAGGATAGCAATACCGGGTCGGGGGAAACCAGGACCTGTGATTCCAGGGTCGTGGTCGATGGTAAAGTCGCCGTGTCCCCTCTGTCCACAATGACCGTTTCTGCCTTATCTCGAACGACGGTTTCGATTACGTAGTGGTCTATTTCCACGACTGGCAGGGCGTCCCCGTTAACCCGGGTAGCAGGATGGGTCCACGTGACCGTTGTTTCGACGGTCCCGAAGGAAATCGCCTGACTAAACGCGACTCTCGGAAATAATACGAACATTAGGAATGCAAAAAAGATACAAAATAGGATTAGACAGCTATTACTTTTGCGCATAAAGGTGGCCATAAACAACTTACTCCTTCTTTGTTTTCTTTACGATGGGTGAAATAGCGTGGGTCGCTTTCACTCGTCCGTATACCGCAAGCACGGCCCCGGCACCACCCACCATTTCTAGTATACCGTCGGTAACTAGCTGCTGGTCAGCCATGCCAAAATCAAATCCGGTGCTTTGCAGGATAACGGCCACTAGCGCTACCAAGCCGCCAATTACCGTTTTTGATTTCCACCATGGTTTACTGGAATTGTACATAAATATCTCCATTTAAAGTGGGTCGTAGGTCGTCGCCCATAAACGATTGTAATGTATTTAATGCGAGGCCCGCACCCGGTTTATTTACGACCGACGGCCCTAGCCATATCGCCGCCTTCCGAAATAGCTTGTCGCATAGCGGAAAGAGCAGCCGTGGTTATTTGCGGCATTAAGCGCACGATCTCCTGGCGGACTGCTTCCGGGACCCCGGCGGTTAGCTGCATTACTACGGTTGGGTTCATGTCCCCGCCTCTAGTAGCGGCCCCATTTCCGGATTGCTTGGTAGGCGCTTCTTCCTGACGCGCTTTGGTGTTTTCCCGTTGGAGGAAAGTGGTAAGGTCTTGGTTAAGCGGAGCCCCGGTTACTCGCTCACCCTTGCCTAGGAGCCAAGTACCTTCCCTTGGGACCTTGTCGATGCCATCGTGCGCCATTCCAGTCATCTGCATGAGGTTGCTAACCCCAATTCGGCGGGTGGTGTCGGCGTCTACCACGAACTCTTTTCCGTGCACTACGCCGGCTATCGCGTTCTCGCTGGCGTCCCCGGTGTAGCCGCCTTCCTTGAAGCCACCGATCAGCGCATAAGCAGCGATCAGCGCAGCGCCGCCGACCACCGCTGCAGCACCGAACGAACCAATCGAGGCCACCAGCGCCGCTGGCAACCAGGCCGTGGCCGTAGTGGCGGCCGCGGCGACTTGGGCGGTAGTGGTGGTGGTGGTCGCGGCCACGCTGGCGGTAGCCGCGGTAGTGGTCGCGGCCACGCTGGCCGTGGCTTTGGTGGCCTCGGCCGCCACGACAGCGCCCGTCTCAGCGGTGATGCCAGCCATTTTCAGCGCCTGAAATGCCAACCATTGCGCCGTCATTTGTCCAAGGGAGTTAACGGTCCCACGCAAAAGGCTGCGCAGCAACCCTTTCAACGCTTCGTCGGTACTTTGCGAATCCAGGATCACAGATTCAAACGCATTACCAAAACCGGTGGAAAAGGCCTCAATGGTCGAACCCGCCAACTCTTTAAAGTCGGTCAAAGCTAACTCGGCCCCTTGTAGCCATTTCGCCCAATAGGAGTCGTTTGCCGTTAACAAATCTTCTTGGTATTGAGCTTCCAGGTCTTTTAAAACGGTATGGCGCTCGTCTTCGGACATCCGAGTGCTGTCTAAAATGATCTCCCGGCGACGCTGGTAGGACGCGGTAATCTGGTCTTCTTCGCTTTTCAGCGAGGCGGCGATTCCAGCGGCTGCCTCGTTAGTATCCGCTTGGGCGGACAATTCGGCATCCAACGCCGCCATGGCGTCTATGGTTGCGTAGGCGTTTTGCGCTAACATAATCTGGGCGTCGGAAGCGCCTTCGCTATGCAGTTTTAGCATTTCCAGTTGGGTGCCGACGGCCCACGCCATGTCCGCTTCATCTTGTAGCTTAGCAATTTTCTTGTCTATCGCGGTTACCGCCCCATCGCTGCCGCCGGAGTCCCCACTGCCGGGCTCGATTTTAAAGGGCGCCAAAGCGTCCCCGGATAAGCCAGCCCTTGCCGCTTGTGCTTTGTCGTAAGCGGCCCGTGCGGCGTCGGCAGCGCTAATATCTGCATTAAACGCATTTAGGGAGGCTTCCCTTTCTTTTAAAACCGTGGCAATAGCGGCGGTACGTCCGTCTGCTATTGTGGTCATAGCCTTGTCGTAGGCAGCGCCCGGGCCAATTCGTAGAGGGTCTTTCCAGAAGGTAGTGAAATCTAGGTGGTCCAGAATTAGGTCCTCTACTACCCCCATCTTTTTATCAAAGGCTTGGAATTCAACATAGGCCAAATCCAGCATCGCTTTAACATTTTCCGGGAACTCGAAAAAAGACGATTTAAGGATGTCCATGGCGTCATCGGTATCGGTCACCCATTTATCTAGCCAGCCGGTTACTGCGGTGTCGTTAATCTCCACCATAGTAATAACGTCGTCTGCGACCCGCAAAAAGCGATTTCCTAAAGCGTCCACATAACCGGCAAGTTGCTTAGAAGCGACCATGGCGGTCATATCGGACAAGGCGTCGGTAGCTCTGTGCACCTGCGTCTCGACCAAGTCGCCGACCCCGGCCTGTCCGACGGTCATCCACAACTTTTCCCATTCGTCGCCAAGGTTGGAAATGGCGCCATCAAGCGTGGCCATTCGTGCGGCCATCGCCCCGGCAAAGTTATTTTCGCCAAGTTTCATCAGGTAAGACTCGATCTCGGCCGAGTTAAAAGCGACTGTGTCCGTGACCCCTCGAAAGGTGAAAGATACTTCGTCACCTTGCTTACTCGCCCGAATACCGAACTCTTTTAGGCGTTCAAATTCCCCGGTGGCGGCATCAGCCACCGCTTCAATAAGTTGGTTTAAGTCCTTACCCATGGCGGAGGCGGTATCACCGTAGCTGGTTAAGGCACGCTCGGATGGTGTAAGGCCAAGGTTAACCAATTTAGTAAAGCTGTCGGTTACTTGCGCTAAATCGTAGGGGGTGTTAGAGGCGAAGTCCTGAAGGACCTTAAAGGCAGTCGCAGCGTTCTCAGCGGACCCAGTCGCTGTTATTAACTGAGCATTCAGGACTTCAAAAGTACGGGTCGATGATATGGTTTTAGTTAAAGCGGCAATCGTACCGGCCACTATAGCGGCTGGCCCGGCAAACCGTAGGAAAGACCGAGTCAACCCATCGGTTACACGTTCGGTCCTTCTTCCGGTTTCTGAGAGTCCTCGCAAACGCCGGTCTGCGACCTCGGCCTCAAGGGATCTAATACGAATTTGTAAACTTGCTAACTCGTCAGCCATTCCTCGCCACCTTTAAGACCACGCGGTCTAGTAACTTCAAAACTCGAACCTCCCACCCTTCGAGTTGCACCCCGGTTACTTGTAACCAGCTAGCGACCTCGGTGTACGTCAGGGCGGCTTCCGTCCGAACTTCGTTGTATAGTTCCCACAAGTACCCGATGTCTTCCGGAAACCTCGGAAGCTCGGCGAGGGGCTTAGGTAAAACACCCGTCGCCTTGTGGACCTGTTCCAAGTGGCGTCGAAGCGAGAGCTTGCTTCCCTTTACCGGGAGATTTAGCTTCGTGTCTTCTTCAACCCAGTGGACGAGGGCTTCAACTCTTTCTCGAAAAAAAACGATCTTTGCGCCGCCAACACGTTAACCATTTTTTGCAGCTGTGGAGCCTCCTTAAAAAACAGAGACACGTTTTCAGGGGAGCACTCCTGAGGGAACGACCATTCGACGACCAGAGAGGATACCAGCTCTCGTTCTATAACGGCGACCACGTCTGCCCGTTCGATGTCGTCTAGTAGGTTCCCCGCCTCCATCATTTTCCGCTTAGCGTTTAAATCCGCCCGGCGAAAGGTGTCAGAGTCGACTCCTCGGATAACAAAGTGCTCGTCCGACAGAGTACCGTCTGGACGATATAGGGGAACTCGCTTCCCCGTATTCGATACTTCACGTGTATAAAAATCTTTCATTTCCATAGGTCTGGGTCCTTCGCCTATTTGTGGTTAAAGGTTACACCGGCGTCCTTTCGATAGTGATGTTGGTGCCGCTAGCGCTGTCCAATAGCGCTTGGAATGGCATGGACAGGATAATCGGGCCCTCACCGCTAACGTCGGGTTTGCCACCGGTGTACTTGATGCGCGGGATGATAACTTTAATGCTATTGCCCGCTGCGTCTGGTAGGATCAGGGTTAGGCTAGACTCGGTTTCGTTGACGAACTTTTCAACGAGGTCCGAGTTTTCAAAATAAGCGCTAACCGTACCGGTTAGGTTGGATCGACCGTCGGAAGGCTTAATGGTTTCTTTACTGCCGACTACATAACGGGGCTCCACCCCATTCTGGAGGTCCAGCGCTATTTCGGTCACTACCGCAATCGTGGTTCCACCCTCGTCCAGCGTTCCAGTAAAGGAATCCAAAGGCGAAGTGGTGGACTCGGGGGCGTAGGTCGGGGTGCCGAGCGCGGTCAGGTCGGCCGCTACGGTCTGCCCTTTACCGACTACGCTCATGGTCCCGGTAATCATTTGGCTAGCCGCTATGCTCAGCGTCAAGCTATTGATTTCTACGCCGCTGAAAATATAGTACGGTTTGTCCGCTGTTAGGATATCCGAGAAGTGCCGAACCATGGTAAACGATCGACGAACTACGCCAGCTTTGACTTGGTCCGTGCCGACTAGCGGAGCCCCCGTTTCCCAACCAGTACCCATCAAAACGGCTTCCAGGAACTGATCAAACGACCCATAGCTAAGCTCGAAGCCTATTTCTCCGTTTACCTGATTAGCGCCAAGGCGGAAGTCCGCCTTTTGCCGGTCGGAACGAATCTCGGCGGATTCTAGACTATCCTTGGATAGACCAAGGGTACACGAAGTTAAACGCACCGCGTCCAAGGCTGGACTAGTAGGGAGCGTTCCATACGTACTTTCTGGTGCGCTGAAAAGCGCGTGACGGCTACCATTGGCCATAACATTTATCTCCTAAACTGTTCGTGCAGTCCTAGCATAGTAGTAAATGCTAACACTAACTCTATAGTAGCCGCCTGCGTAGCGACCCCCACTTACCGACGTACCCTTTAAAATGACCTCCTGGCCATTATATAGCAAGGCTTGCCCCGCTGGAAAGGCGCTAGCGATTTCATCGGCTTTTTCTAAAATTAAGCCAGACCCTTGGTTTTGCGGGTAATTAATATCTACTTGTAAAAACCCCCTATGCTCGTCTTCGCCGTTTACGCCTAGGGTTATCGGAACGGTTCCGGTCCTCCCATTATAAACTTTTAACCAAAGACCTTCCGGTTTCGACGAGATAGGGCTGTTCGGCGTTTCCATCGGAGTAACCGCATCGACCACCCGAAGGCCATCCAGTAAGGCCTTTTCAATATCAAAATACCTAGTCGCCATAACTAACCCGCCTCAACGCCTGTCTTACCACCTGATCCCAACGAGAGGTGTTTACTCGAACCATGCCGCCCGGAGCTTGCGAAGAATGGCCGTCGTATTCTATCGCCCCCGCATACTTTAAATTGTTGATAAATAAAATGTCGTCAAACGGGTCGTCGTAGCCCTCGACTTTCGCCGTAATCTCGTTTACTTTTTCCTGGCCACCTCCACCGGTGTCGTTTGGATTGGCGGTGCCGACGGCCGTGTTAAGAGAAACGAACCAGTTATTGCGCAGCGGCCCCTTATCGACCGGCGTTGCGATAATAATAGAACTAAAAATATCCAGTGCCGCCAAGGCTCGTACCTTATTAAATTTAGTCAGGGTCCTACCATGGAACAGCCTTAAACTTCTGGAAAAGCTCATTTGGATAGGGCCACAATGTAAAGCAAGGTCACGTCGGCCGGTTTAAGTGGGCTCGTCTTGCCGACCGGAAACCACTGGCCATCGACCAGGACCTCGTCTTCTGGTTGTAAATTCGCCGCTGGCTCCAGGATAAGGCCCCGTGTGGTAAACCACCCTTGGGACGCTTCGCCGACCGGGTATATTTGACTCGCCAGGTTGTTCTTTGTGGCGCTGTCCACAATAACCCCTTTAACCGCCCTTTCCGTTCCCAACGTTGACCTCATGGTGGCATCGTTATAAATAGGAGCCGCCCTCACGGTAAAGGTCGTCCCGTACTCGGCGAGGAGCCCGGTTATCTCGGGTATAAGGCCATTGTAAAAAGCGTCCGAAGCGGCCACGATTAATTCCTTATCACTTGGCTAACGGCATAGACATAACGGCTAGCCAGACGATCCGCCTTTGGAAAACGTGGTACCGTTTTCTGGGTAAACGTGGTGGCGGTTTTAATAGGACCGATGGTAACCGACTTGCTTTGAACTTGCCGGGTATCGTTTACGTCGGTGGATTGGTATAAAGCGTTTTGGAGGTATTGTAACGCGTAGTTGCAGATCGCTTGTTTCCATGCGACAGGTACCAAAGCGGTCGACCCGCCGGTTACGTCGGTACAACGGTATCGAGGAAATTCCAGAGGCTGGGTAGAAATCATTTTGACCCCGGATAGGATGCGGCCCCATCGCAAGGAGGCATACTCGGACCCGTTAACGAGCGCCGCCTTTTTGGCGCTGGGCGTAGCGTCAGTCCATTCGGCAACTGCAAGGTCGGTGAAATAGGCGTCGGAAAAGGCTTCCGCCACGTAAGAGGTAGCCCCGTCCACGATGGTGCCGTCTTCTACAATAAAAGCCATTTTTCACCTGCTTTAAAAAAAAATGGGGGCATAGCCCCCGGCCATTAGATATCCATGTTGTTGATCATATCTTTCAGCCGAGCCTGCCGCCCGGCGAGCCCTTCTCGTTCCTTCGCTTGGGCCTTTTGAAACAATTGAATATCGGTCATACCACCACTCGACTTGGCGTCTTGTTCCTTGTGATCCACAATCGTGTCGTAAGCCTTAAGAGCCAGCTGAAGGCGCAGCCTACTTTTCTCGTGTACCTTTTTTGCCTCCTCCAGCTCTTCCAGAACAAGACTCTCGGCGGCTTCGGCGGCATCTGCCTCCTCCGTAGTAGCGTCTCCCAGTTTTGCAGTTGCTACTTCTGGCGTGGCAATCGGTGCTGCCGGCGCCCACGGTGCGGGGGTCTCGATTACTGGCGAGGTACGAGTGAACCCCTTAGCGACACTACTAAGGGCCTCCCGGGTCACATTTTCACCGAGAAGCTCCTTCATTACGTCCAAACGGGGGAGCCCATCGGTGGTCCAATGGGCGTCGTTCTTCGGGTCTAGCGCGGTCAGGGCCGCTTTAATCTTTTCGCTCATTTCTGGGTCCTCACAAAGTATCAATATCGGTAACTAGCATAATCCCAGCGGCCGAGTAAGCGCCATCATTCATGGCGTCAAAAACCGTCAGCTCGTCGGCCCCTTTTAAAATCTGGGTCGTCCCCGTGCCGTCGGTAGAAAAAGCCACCTCGTTGCTGGCACCAATCGCCGCATCGGAGGTGATGTGTAACGTAAGGGTGTCCACACTGGGTACCCCGACGAAGTACAGCGTAGCGGCGTCCAAACCAGTCGGCAGAGCGCCGCCAGCGTTCTCTAATACAAAAGGGCCCCCGCCAGCCACGAATCCGTGACCTATCAGGTTCACGAGGTTTGTGGCATTAGTAAAGGTCACGACGGTCCCAGCACCGGTCCCGGATAGGCGAGCGGCTTGGTTACCAAGAAAAGCCAAGAGCTTCTTGCTATGGCGTAGCAGGTCGTAGGTGGCGTGGCGCATGTAGCGGCGATATATAGTCATTGCGCGTTCTCCAAAATGGGGATAAAAGCGGGGTCTCCCCCCGCTTTTAACTACTACCCGATTAAAATTCCCGAGTAATAAGACGAGCGATTTTGATTTGCTTCCGCTCGCTGAACGCCCGCGCCCACGAAGCGGCGGCGGCTAGGTTGCCGGTGGTAGCGGCGTTGGACGGGCCGCCCTTGGAAGCCGTTGCCGCGAACTTATGGCCGACCGGGTGGATGCACAGCTCTGTACGGTTGTACAGAATCTCGGAACCAGACCCGTTACCGGAATCAGGATCGCGCTTGGTTTCGGTCGGAGTTTTTGGCTGACCCATACCCAAGCGGATAGCACCCGCGCCGAACATCCAGGACTCGAATACCCCGGAAGTGGCCGGCAGTCCGTCGTCCATAACAACCACTCGGTTAAGGAAGGTCGGGATGCGTACCTTGGATTCCGAATCAACGATGAAGTCGATCAGGTTATTTTTCTGCATCCGGTTATACACGATGGAGTGCACCAACACGAGGCCGAGCGAATCCATGCTGTCGCCCATCGTGACGGCGGCATCCAAGAACGCGCCCGCGCTGAAGTTAGTAACTCCAGCCGAGTAGGCGGTACCAGATACGTCGTTTGTCAGGTCATTCTGGACGTGCTCGGAAGTCGTAGGAGCCGCGGCGTTATCCGCAAACACCCCTTTCATGCTCGCAACGAAAGCCGCCTGAAGGCGACGAGCCCAGTACTGGGAAATCCGTCCAGCAATGGCGTCCATTGGGTCGGTACCGATCAAAGCAGACGCCAGGTCGGCGGAGCTCCAAGACTGGTTCCGAGAAAGGCGTACCGAAATTTCTTCCGAGGTACCAATCTTTTTCGGAACGCTGTTTGCAGTGCCCCCGGTGTAACGGTCATCCGCTTCGTCCGAGCCGACATTGTCAGCGTCGTTATCGAGATCTTTAAAAGACGGGGTGTGGAAAGTAAGACCACCGCCAGCGAGCTCCGCGTCCAAAGCGCCGTCACGTACCAAAGCGCCGGACGCAATGATGCGGGATTTTTCTTCGGTAAGCTGCTGCACGTAAGGGTTGAACATTTCTGGTACGATAACGTCTGCGAGTTGCGTAATTGGTCCGGTAGCCATGGTATCCTCCTCAGGATGTAATAGGCTGAATTAGTCTTCTTTACCGAGAAGCGACGAATCCCATGACCGCGCCAAAATACAAAAAAAGGTAGCTCCACCATAGAAGCTACCCCTATTCTAAGCCATTAGAAATATTCCTGGCAACACTTATTTTCGAGCGGGCTTTCCACCGCCAATAGTGGTACCGGCGGACTTAGCAAATTGCGTCGCTTTTTCCGGGTCCGCTTTAAACAGTTGGCCCTGCTCGGTCATATTCCAGTTTTCAGCTGAAAACGGGTTATTGGCCCCGTCCGACCCGTTGCCGCCCTTCGCACCAGCGCCCTGCGATTCAGGCCACCAATGTGGGCGCACCTTGGTATTTTCGGTAAACCATACATCCGGTGCTAGGCCCGGCGTAATACCGACGCCATCTTTAGTAACGGCCCGCCCACGGTCATCCAGCTCGAATACGTTTTCACCAATCATAAGGGCGTCATCCACCGCCGTGTCGCGCAGCTTAGCTTGAACAGCCGCCTTACGGATTTGGTCGTGGATAGTTCGTTTTGTTTCTTTGCCCTTGTAGGTATCGACTTCACCGGTAAGCCGCACGCTATCGTCGGTCAATTCTTTGATCTGCCGTTCCAGAGGGGCCGTTCTGGATTTAATACGGGTCTCGACCATTTCGTTCAACTTGGTATCGTCGATCTTATTTGCGGCAGCGGCTTCCAGTTCCGTAATCCGGTCCAGCTTTGCGAAGACGTCGTCTGGCTCCAGGTCGTTAAACTTACGCAGCTTCTTTTTAACCTCGCCGTGGTCCTCGCGTTCTTTGCGAAGGCTGTCGGTTAACCGGTCAACGTCGTCTTGGGTCTTGATCCCAGAAATGCCGGTTAGGACCCATGCCCCGTCCTGCTCGGTAAACAACCCGAGGTACTCTACTGGGATTTCGTCTTTCTTTTCATAGCGGTGTTTCAAAAGCATTGGAATCACTCCAGTTTGTTAAGGGGCCATGCCCTTATGTAGCGAGGTAGGTTACCATAGTGGCGTCCATTTTTATCCGGGTTTCTTCCGGATCCCCCATTTAAGCCCGTCCAGTGTAGGCACGGTATTTTTAAATCGTCACGCATCGTCGGGTATTTGTAACCCCCTCGACTTCAGTTGATCTAGGGTTAGGGTATCGCCATCCCTCGCAACAAACTTGTCCAAGGTAATATGGCCATCTCGAAACATGGCAGCACGGGTAGGGCCAAGCACTTCGTTTTGGAAGTCTGGCGACTGCCCGGTTAACCACTCTTGATACGATGTCTTACCCGGCACCTGGCCGATTAACTCCCGCTTCCGCTTTGCGGAGAAAGCGTCGTACTTTGTCTTGTGGCCATAAGGGAGGTCGCCCCGCTTTTTAATTTTACCAAGACCATTCTTATCCGCGTACTCGCCAACCATTTGTTTTTCCGTGGTCGGGTTAAATGGCCGACTACCCAAGTTATCGGCGTCCAGCAACGGCACGCGCAACGAGCGGCACCGGAAATGCAGTGGCGGTTGCGGCCCCTCTTTTACGGGGAATTTTTTAGTATCGTTGGAAGCGCATTCGAGGGTGGTTCGACTGTCCAAGGTAGCAACAAAGTATGTTTCTTGGATCAGGTCTGGGTTAGCCTCATAGAACATCTTTTTAGATTCGTTCTGGACCCCGTTGGTTACGGTTAAATAAACCGATTCCAAGTCTCGAAAGGCTTTGCGAGCAGCGGCCCTTGTCGTTGGGACGGTCCCGCCACCCAGTACCCTCCTAGCAACGGCCGTCGGGCTATCGCCCTGAATTATGCCTATCTTGGCGGTGGCAGCGATGCGCGCAACGTCGTCAATTTCCGCCTTATCCATCCACGCCTTTAGCGTTCGCCCCTCGAAAGGGCGTGTGGCAGCGATAGCCTCCAGCTGCGCTACGGGTGGTATGGATAGGTTTAAAATTACCGGGACGCTACCGGTTATGACTTTAGCCGCCGTTAAGACTTCCTGTTGCGCTAGCGCTTGCATCTGCTTGGTAGCGGTGTCGTGAACGGCTTTCCAGGATTGCGCTCGCAATACCCGAATATCCGAAGTCATTTGGTCGAGCTGCTTCTGGACCCCGGGTAGCCCTAGGTCGGCGCCCGCAAGGCTTTCCGAGTATTTAAGTATCAGAGAATTTAACTTACCTTCCGACTTACGCAACAAATCCGTTGACTCGTTGCGCAGCCCACCGGCGTACCTTAGCAGGTAGGTTTGGTGACGAATAAAGCGGTCGAGTAAAAGCTCGTTAGCGCTTTTCATTAGATGCCCGGCACTTCGGAGTCAATCGTGTTTACTTCCTCGTCATAGGTAAGCTTAGTCATACCCTGATCCGCTAGCCAGCCATGAATTGACTTAGACGAAAGTGGCGCGCCGAGGGTCTTGGCCTGTTGCATTTGTACTAGCGCCATCCCGTTGAAATTAGCGTCGGTAAATTCCAGGTTAGGGGTGACCACAATATCTTCTGGATTCGCGCCGAACCATGGGGCCATGGCTTTAAGTACCGTTTCTAAACCGGCGGCCCCTGCTTGCGCTATCTGGACTAGCGTGGCGGTTTGGGCGGCGGATCGAATTTTCAGCGCTTCGCCAGACTCCTTCGCTTGACCTGCCGAGTCTAGCAATTGACCTGCTTTCTGGGTCGCTCGCTTATAGTCGTTTTCCAGGTTTTGGCGTTGTTCGGACAACCCGTTCCCGCTGACCCCAATGTATTTAGCATCGCCACCTTGCGGAACATTAATACTGGCCCCCGCACCGGTTCTAATTGGCGCCTCGTCACCGTCGCTACCGTCCACGGCCGTCGCCATCATGTTACCGATTAGTACCAAGGTGTCTTGGCTTTGCATAAATAGGTGCTGGCGATGGTCCGCGTCACCCCGGTAAATAGCCAACGCCAGTTTTGCCAGTCCGTACAGTGGCGGGTTATCGGGAGTAGGGGCCAGGTCTTTAGAGTTGATAAAAGTAAACGGCAGCTCTTGCAGGGTATTACCTCGAACGGTGACCGCGGTAAACTCCAAGGTAGAAGGCTCGTCCGAGGGCTCGGCGTCGGCGAAACCGTAGGTACCGCCGGTCAAGCTGGCTTTGCCTTCCGCGTCCATTAAAGCGAACACTTTAAACTTAGCCTTATGCGACCATTGAAGGTCGGCACCTACCACATAGCCGCTTTCGTCGGCTACCGCTAAAACTACGTCGGTTGGGGCCATTTTTCCGCCACCCTGTACCCAATTAATCACGGCGCCTTCCCCGTATAGTACCAGTACCGGGGTAGGTTGGCCGTCGGTCTCCTGGACGTCCCCTAAAAGCCCGACCCTTCCGGCAACTAATTGACGTACGTTAATCTTACGCAGCACCATTTGTAAAGACTCTCCCAATGGCGTAGCGGATAGGCGCAGAGGCTCCATGCTGGAAGGGAGCTCGATGGATGCCGGTTTACGATGCATGGTACCAATGGCCGCCTCGACCGCTTCCGCCATAAGGTCCGGAAAAACGGCTCTTAACTTATACGCTTGATAGGCTAGCTCGCCGGGGCTGGTTTGGCCTAGACCTTGGCCGTCGGCGATTTGGCCAGAGGTAGCTGGGAGGTGTTTAACCCCCCGGTCCTTAATCTGGTCCTCGCCGTCATACGTATCGTTGCAGGTTTCCCACTTTTGGGCCTTTGAAGTGTATTGCGGATGCTTGGTAGAAATAGCCATCTTTGTGATCCTTTAAAAGTGCCCAGTGGTTGACCCAGATACAAAGCGGTCGCCTACCGATAGTATAACATAACGTACTTCATCGCAGACGTGATCCTCGGCGTCCGTGTTTACGTCGTCCAGGTCTTTCGTGTCCCGTGGAACGGACGGGACGGTCCGCATAAACCCGTCTTGACATACACGAAAGGCGAAAAGACCGGGGTCCTCCCGTGGGCCGCCTTCTTGTGGTGGTTGCGCATTATAGATCGCCACCCGCATCTTCTCCCATCCGTTCTTTCTGCTACCGGGCCCCTTGTTGGATCTGGACCATTGGACCCCTTTATAACGGTGCCCGTTTATCGTAACCGGTCGCATCATATCCTGTGCGATGTTGACCCCGTTCTCCGTATCGTTAATCGAGTTATCCGCTGGGCCAGGTTGGATCCTCCCATAGTACCCGGATTTCAATTCCCTTTCCACTATCCCTTTAGAGATTTGTGTAGCCAATAAGCGCAGCCCAGTATTTGGTACCCCGTTCCAGCCGTACCATTCCCCTATACGGAAAAGGTCGCCTCTAACGGTGGACCGGACCGAGCCGTCGTTCATCGGTACGTCCGACCCGTCGGACTCGGCCCACCACCCAACGCTAAACGGTTTGGAGGACCCCCAGTCGAAAGACCGAAACATGCGCCATCCCCTCGGGATAACGAACTCCGGAACAATGTTATAATCGCTAGACCAGACATCGTCAAACATACCGCCCGACGTAATATCCCAGTCGCCCCACAGCCAAGCCTTTTTCTTGTTCGGGTCGGTTATGGATTCAAGCTCCAAAATATACTCGGGAGACAGATATCGGTTTTCCTTGTACGACCCAAAAATACGGACTTGGGTTTTGGTAACCTCTTCTCGTTGCTGCGTCCTTGGGTTGAAAACGTCTTTGGTGTTATTGACCACAACTCCGGGGGCCGCCGGGTCTATAAAGCGTTGCTTGACCCAATTATGCCCCACCCCATAAGGGTTAGTGGTAGACAAAACTACCAAGGGCATTTCCGGCAAAACGTCCCGTTGTCCAGACCCCTCGTTTATCGGGCTATGCTCGTCTGGGATAAAGGACGAACGATTGCACGACATAATCATGTCATACAAGTTGGAGTTAGGGTGTTTGGTTAGCTCGTTCCACCCAATAAAAGGAAACTCCTGGCCGTGGTAATTCCAATAGTCGTTTTCGGTTTTCATCTGGCGAAATAGCAACTCCTCGCCAGTAGGCCACACCCATTTAAGGTCCCGGTTTGAGCTTAGGAATCTAGCCCCATCGCCGAATTGACGAAACCACCTCTTGGACTTGGATACCAAGTCGTCCAGGTTTTTGTATTCTTTGTCGAAGATTACGCCACGCCAGAACGCCCCGTAGCCGACGCCTACAAAGCGTCGGAAAAACATAAGTTGGGAATCCGTTTTTCCAGGGCCTCTAGTCCCTTCGTAAAGGATGTGGTTACAGGGGCAACACATTACTAGGCTTTGCGAGCCATCCAGCGGCTTCCAGACTACCTGTTTAGAGCGGTTGCTTTGCATACCACTCCTTAATCCCACGTACTCGACTGGCGCACACCTCTAGTTCGGTGTATACTAAGTCTATATAATCCAGGAGGTAGCGATTGCGGTACTGATCCAGCGCCAGGTCCGGGACCTTATATACCGGTAAGATACAATCAATCAGCGCCGTTTCCGGTGGCATCAGCTTTATTGTTTCCACTCGGACCGGGCGTGGTCCGGTCAATGAGCATCCGAGTAACGTCGATAGGAACCCGAGTATCAAAATAGTTTTTAATCGTGTCATAATTTTCACCAAGACCGTCTAGCCCCTTAGTTAAACGAGTGGAAAGGCGGCGCGCCTCGTTAGCGTTCGATTGTAAGGTAACTAGTAACTCGTCGTCAATTCGTCTTTGATCCGCCATTCGCTTAATGGTGTTAGCCTGTAGCTGGTTCGTAGAAAGGACTTGAGCGTACTGGCCTTTGAGGCGCCCCGCCTCGGCCTCGGCGGTATCCAGCTTTAAGTTTAGGTAAAAAGCGTACCCGGCCACCCCCAGCATGGCGACGCCTAGGACCGGGGCTAATCTCATTACTATGGCGCTAGCGATCATCGGATCTCAACCCCAATTTAGATTTTACTATTCGGATAACAAAAACAATACTAGCCTCCGCCCCTAGCCATCCGAACACCCCAACTACCACTCCGGACCATCGCCAGTCCACTCCCAAGGCGTCACACGCCAGCATGGCAATCAATCCAATAAAACCGGAAGAAAGCGCCTCGACTAGAGCGCGCCAGGCCTTTGGCCCCCCGCCCTCGTCTAGCGTCCGCAAAAGATACGCCAGAATCCCGCCCATAGCGGCAAATCCACCAAATATAAAGATTTCAGATAATACTATGGTTACATGGCCGCTGTCGTGCATACGTCACTCCTGGTTCATTAGGGCAGCCTAGCCAAGACCAGCTCCCGAACGTCGAAACAAGGACATTCTTTCATGTATTCGTCTGCTGTGATTTCGCCATTACCGTCTAAATCCGGGGACCAGTCTCGATGCCCCTTTATATTTTCCAGCGGTATATTGTAGGCGATCGAAAACACGCGAAGGACCCGGACCAGCGTTTCTATCTGGTCACCCGTAAACGTAAAGGCGGGAACGCCCGACGGGTCCAAACCACCCGCCATGCAAATCCCGACGTTGTCTTCATTATGGCCGCCGACATGGGCGCCTTGCCGATACAGCGGTCTCCCTAGCTGTAGCGTACCGTCCAGCTTAATGAACAGGTGGTACCCAATATCGCTCCACCCTCGTCCGCGCGGCTTCGGATCGGTATGCCATCGCCTTACGTCTTCGACGTCAAAGTCCTGGTCCATTTTGGTGGCGCTAGCGTGTACCGTGATAAATTTAGGAAACATACAACCCCCTTGTGGTTAGTCCCGGACAGTCCCTTTCAGCTCCTCTTGGGACTTAGCGGCCATTTCGGACCACTCGGTAGGCGACACCATTCCGGGTACGATCATCACCCCGCCGTTGTTCGTATTAACTTCGTGCTTCTCGACCAGCAGCCCTCGCATCTTGGCCATTAGCGAAAGCGCTTGGATCCTTGCTGACTTATTAGTGTCGGTATCGTCCAGCGCCTCTTTCTTGGCTTGGAATAGGATTTCGTTAGCCGACATAATAGCGTCTTGGTCAATCCTTTTCAAAGCATTTTTTATCAGGTGTTGGACATAGGGTTCTTTACATAGCAAAACCCCTTTGGAAGCGGGACTTTTAAAACCAGCGAACTCGGCGGAGCCTTTTTTATTAAGGGTCTCTATATAATGGGCCACAAACAGTTGGCGTCGAACCTTGCCTGCCGGAGTCATGGTTTCTTCGGTCGCTCGCATCCTGGCCTCATAGCCCCGACCGTTTTTCCATTCTGGGAAGCTACCACTAGCCCCCGTTTTCTTTTGATTACCAGCCATCTGGGAATCCCCTAAGTGTTAATATCAATTAAGGGAGGATAGCGCACGACCGGTAATCTATGCAACCTAGTATTAAAGTCCGCCAAAGGCCCCCAGTGCTATACCTTCGGCATAAACCCGGGTACCAGTAACCACAATAGTACGGCGTTTCCCGGTTCGCGGGTCGCGCCCTGTTATTCGGTACTCGGCGAGGGACCGGTGGCTATGGCTAGTTGTATCATTAGCCGCTTTAAGCCTCGTGATTTTTGTTTTCATACCTAAGCCCTCCATTCCAAGAAGTCCATGAACGCGTTGTGTGTATCGACCGACAGGCTATTCGCACGCCCGAAATGGCCAGCCGCGTCTTCCAGCATGGCTTGCCAAGCCCCGTCCGGTGCGTCGGCATCCTCGGCGGCTTGCATCGCATAAAACATCTGGACGAGTTGCTTGGCATTGGGCGCTGGGTAAAATTTCTTACGTTTAGACATGGGTAATCCTTAGCGTTGTATTTAGTGGAGGGCGTTGTCACCCGTTTTGGCGTTAGCGGTTAATACCCGGGGGAGCCCCGGGAGACGAACGTAGTGGCAAGGCGGGTACTAAGCCGTACCTTTTTTGATTCGGCCATACTGGGCTTTGACCGTCGAGTATGCCGCATTCGGTTTGCTCATGGTGTACGCCAGCAAGAACTCCTCGAAAGCCATTTCAGCCTTATACACGGAAGCGGTGAACGAGGTGTACGTGGAGGTCGCTTTAGTGGTCGAGGCGTTCGGCGTGGTCGGGCGCTTTGCCGCTACTGGCTGGGTGATAAACGTGTCCGGGTTATACGACGATGTTTTGCCGTCGCGGGTTAGGTGCTTTGTTAGCTCGTCAAAGGTGATGGTCCCAGCTTTGAACGCTACGTGGCGCTCCCGCTGCACGTAATGCAAAGTACCCGCTGTTTTGCGCTTTTTACCCTTCGTCCACATCCCGTTATGCAGGGGGCGCCCAATCCGCTCCCTAGAAAACTGGTGGAGCGCCTCTTGACCTTGGATGGAAACGCAAAGCCAAGTACGCTTGGCGTCCAGGAGGTCGACTAGCGTTCCGTGGTCCTGCTCATTCATGCTATAGCACTTAGATCCATTAGCACCCAAGCGAATGGCTTCCGCTTTCCATTTTGCTCCGTGGCCGTCGCCTTTTGTAATGGCATGGGCTACTTCGTGGCGAATGGTGTCCAGGTTAAAGGCCAAGGTCGAGTGCTTTAGGTGGGTAGCGCTATGCTCGATGACCCGGGTGCTATACCGGCATCTGCCAGCGATGTTAACCGTGCGGTTGTTAATACGGAAGGACCAGCCCTCGACCGCAAGGCCCTCCTGATCGAACAGGCGCTTTGCCTCTTCTTGGACGGCGTGGGCGTTGGTACGGTAGTTGCTCATTTTTGGATCCTTCTGGCTGTTTGGTGTTCGTCTTATTATAATAACACACCTACCACTAGATTACCACTAAATCGAGTCAAAAAAATACCCGGGCTAGCCGGGCAAGAGGACCTTTAAAGCTCTGCTACCGTAAGTACAAAAGACCGATCCTCGATACGCCCACCAGCGGTGGTAACCCGGTTGGTGATGGTATTCGATTCGCCAACGGCTCCGCCGCCCTCGATCCAGACGGTGGTTTCCGTATCCGTAAAGCTGGGACCCGGTGACGAGGCGATTACCATGGACCCGACCACAAGCCATTCAGATTGCATAATGGTATCGTTGCCGAGGGCTGCCATATAGGCGGACCAATCCATCTTGTAATCCACCTTCGAGTCCGGGTCCTTTTTACCAAGGCTGGTCGGTTCCCCGCTATACGCAATGGTCATGGCAACCTCTCCTTATGTCAGCGTGTAAAAGCCGTTTGGCGTTTTCACGGAAAACTCGCTGTTGGTAGACGATACCTCGGCTGCCGTAGTCGTGTCGTCCAGGTCCACGTACCCCAAAAGCGAGTCCCCCGCCACCAAGGACGCGCCGGCCCGTTTAGCGAATACCGCGTACTTGGCGGTAATGCTGACCGGGTTCCCAAATGGGACGTCAGCGCTATCCACGGTGATAACCCCGGAGCCGTCGATACTGGAAGTCAGAGCGGTGACCAGCTGTTGGGCGTAATCGGTATCCGCGATCTCGTTAGCGCTAACGTCCGCATAGGTCGCGTCGGTCGTGACCGCCGGGGTATACGCGGCGGCGACCAGGATGCACATAATACTATCGGTACCCAAATCAATGTCGCCGTCGTGCTTTGAGAGTTTGCCTTGATGATAAAACGTGAAGTTACCTACTGCCATGACCCTTCCCCTTGCTTATTTAATATACTACCCAATTTGTATTTTACGATCTGTCTCGCTAATCGTCAACAAGCGCTCGATGGCCGGGACCCCCAAGGTGACGTCCATTAATGGGACCCCCAAGGTGACGTCCATTAATGGGATTTCAATGGTACGAAACCCCGGCGTCGTTGTGAAGTAGGCCAGTCCGAATTTACTGGTATTTATCGTAA